TTATCGCTCCCCTTTCATTACGCTCTTAATCTCCGTTACATCCAGCGCAAGCCCATCGTATTGCGACGCAAGCTTCTCGAATCGCGCGGTTAGATCCTCCGCCAGTCGCATGAGCCGCTCCTCTCTACGTAATGCGTCCGAATACATCTGATCCTCGCGCTCTTTAGCGGCGGCAAGCATCCGTTCTTCACGCGCGCGGCCGTCGTCTTGTATCCGCGCCATCTGACGCCATAACAAAAAGCCCGCCACGACGAATAGGACTGCGAATAGTCCCTCTTTAATCGCGCTATTAAATATCGCTTGCTCCATCGCCGGCCGCCTCCTTATCGAGCGTAGCCAATGCCGTTCCAATTTCGTAATCTAATGCGCGGAGAATGTCCGCTTGGCTTTCCGGATGGTACGCAAGGACTGCGGTTATTACTGCGGCAAGCTCCGGCGCCGGTTGCGATAGGTCTACGGTGCATTCGAGTAGTGTGCGTGATTTCATGCGCGTTTCCTCCGTTTCTATGCAACGCAAAAAGACCGCCCATATTCGGACGGCCTAGCGGTTGCTTATTCGTTTATTTTAGCGCGGCGAGTGCGGCTTCGGCTTGCGCGATGTCTGCGTTGGCTTGTGCGATGTCCGCATCGTAGGTAGCGAGCTCTTTCGTTCTAGCCGCGTAATCCTCTGGCTTCATTCCTGCTGCCTTATAGCCTTCAATCTCTTTTGCTATCTTGTCGCGTCCTTCTTGAGTAGGGGCTAGGATGCGCGTTTTGAGTACGTTAAGAGATTCCTCGATACTCTCCTTGGTCATTCCTGTGTATTGACTAGGTGCCTCAACCGCAGGTGCTTCCGCAGTCGGCTCCTCTGTAGTAACTGTAATAGTTTTGCCGCTCACTTTGATATCCGCCCCCAGTGCCTCAGATATTCCACGAACAGGTACGTTAGCCTTCCCGTCAATAACCGCGCCTTTATCAGCGAGCTTTTCTCCGTTAACTATAACGGTATACTCGCCGCTAACTTTCTTACCGACGAGTGACTGAACTTTGTCCGCAAATGCGCCGGTAGATGTCGAAAGAACGAATCCGATCAAAATACCGCCGACAATGTATGCTGCTTTTTTCATAGTTATTCAACCTCCGCGATGTGGTATTTGGTTCTTATTTCCTATAATACCATTACGCGGACGAGGTTGTGAAGGTTCCACCGTTAGCCGGCCAGCTTTGGTTCGCACTGTTTCCGTGATTATGCGTTCCGATATTTACGGTATGCGTGTGACCGCTCGGTGATTTCGCGTTGACAGCATTCCACAATGCGTTAATCTGCGCCTGCAGTCCCGTTACTTGACCGATGTCGATTCCGTTGGCAAAGTTAACGGAGCCCTGCAACGTAGTCACGCCGTTCAACGCACCTAAACGCAAGCTCTGCGTTCCCATTACGTGCAACTCGTTAGATACCGCGTACACTAGACCCTGCGATTGGCTCGATCCGTTATAGTACGTATGTCCGCTAATATTCGCGGCGGCATTCGTACCCAGCGTTACGCGCCGTGCGCCTGCCGAATCGTAGAATACGAAGCCGTTCGGATCTAGCTCGATGCGCTCTCCGCTAATCGCCGTACGAATAGTTGAGCCCGTTATCGTCCCGCCGCTAATCGTTGACGCGGAGATATTACCGCGAAACTCTCCGCTCTGCGCGACCATGTGTCCGCTTGAGTTGACGGTGAAGACTCCGTTACCTACGTTAATCGACGAACCGACGATCGCGCCATTCGTAAAGTTTGACGAAAATATATTCGCAGAGTTAGCGGTCAACCTGTTCGCCGTAACGTTACCCTGCATATCTACGCGGAACGGAGCGGAGTTAAAAAGCGCATGGCCTGCCGCAATGCCGTTCGTATTGATCTGCGTTACGTTGTTTCCCGCGCCAATTAGCAACGAAACGAAGGAACCGAGTTGTCCTACGATGGCCGGCGCAGCTATTCCGTTTGCATTAATCGCAGTCATCGCGGTAACCCCGCCGTCCTTGCTGAAAATAATTCCGTTAGACGTCATGATGACTTGATTGCGCGCGTCCGTCTTATCCTGCAGGACGATTCCGCGTGTATCGTATTTGACTTCGGTCTTCGAGTTGTGGACGTCGTTGACCGCAGCCTTTGCGAAAGCCTCGAAAACGTCCGTACGGATTGTCCCGTTGCTTATCAGATTGCTAACGATATTCTTCGATTTCTCAAGATCCGCGATAATATCCGTCATGTCTCGCAGCATTACGTTAGTAATCGTAACTTGCGATTGCTGTTCGTTACTATACGGATACTCGACGAGCTCCGTAATCCTCGCACTAATCCCGTCCATGCCAAGCGCAGGATCGACGCATTTAACCGTATCGCCGAGGCCGGGCGCAGGCTCCGCGCTATCCAACTTGTGGATGTCCGCGGCCGACACGGATATTTCCAACGCCGGAACTTCCTGCTCGCGGAGAGCCTTGCGCTGAGCTTCGAGTAATTCCGTATATGACGTGATGTTCTGCTCGATAATCTCTCCATCATAAAACGCGTTAACGTCGGTCGCCCAATACGCAGCGTACGGCGATATCAAGTAATTGACCGCAAGATTACCGTTAACAATCGCGCCAGGCACGGAATTTAACAGCGATCTTTCCTCCGCAGTCAACATCGACGCAGGCTGGCCGATAAGTGTCCGCCCGTCCTTCATCTGCGCAAACATCCGCGTCACAAGCGTATTCGCATCATCGTTAAACGTGGATGATACGATATTCTTACGTATACGGTACTGTAATCCGCGATCCTGGCCGATCTTCTTGCGCAAATGGATCACGTAATTGTCCGGCTCGATCTCCGCGCCATACATGGATACGACGGAGTTTAGCGCTTCGAGCGCATTTCCACGACCGAAGTCCTTAACGTCGAATAGCGGGAACGTATCGTCGATCGAGAACGTGTACTTGCCGCCAGTCGCCGCGCTGATTGCCGATGTGAGCTGCGAAATGTGGACGCCGTAGGCTTCCGAAATGTACGATGTGTATGGGTATTTGTAATCCGCGAGCTTAAAGAGTACGTGGGAGCAATCGATCCGCGCGGTTAGCTTGCGGCCTTCACGGACACGGCTGCGGTTGTTAATCACGTAATATTGTCCGCGGTCATCCCGTACGTGACCTTTGAGCACGATTTTATCGAGGTAGTCGGCGGATGTCATCGGTACCGTAAAGGACAGCGAATAGTCCGAGTTGATACGCCGTGTCCGCTGGATGTCGCCCGCGTCTACGAGGATACCGATCCGCTTCCGGTTTTTATCGTAGGATTCGAGGTATTTCTTCGCCAAGTGTGCGCCTCCTTTCCGCGTTAGTAGAGGAATTTATCGCGATGCGTTACGCGTGTCCGAACGTTGCGCGCTGTTTCCGAATCGCTATACGTCAGTTTATTCGCGCCGTAAACGAGGTCGAAAAAGTCGCCGGTCATTAAGTGTAGCGCATTCTCCCCGTTGATCGTAATCGTCTGCCGCTTCGTATCAATGACGATGACGTCGCCCGGCCGGAAGGTTCCCGTTAGTCCGATCTCGTTAATATGCGCGTGAGTTACGGTAACGACGAAATCGGTCGCCGTATTTATCTTCGCGCCAAAAAGACGCTCGCGGACTAATTGCGCAAGCATCTCGGTAGCGGTCGTAATATGTGCGGTCATCGCCAGTTCGCGGAGCCAAGCGGAAGTCAGATCCGTCGCGCTCCCGAACGTCACCGTAACGGGAAAGTCCACGCTGATTCGCGTAGACAAGTCCGTCGCCGATTCGATTGCTACGGTGAATAGCGCCTCGAACGAGAGTGTTCGGTTAAACGGCGAGCGGTTAAATGGCGCTCGATTAAACATCGGAATCGCCGCCGACCGTTTCCGCGTATTCACCCTCCGTGATCCATCCATTGGCGAGAGCGCGGTCGATGTCCGCCTTATTGTACGTAGCCGACGCGTACTCCTTTACCGGCGCGACATATGCGGTCATGATATCCGGAAAAGTCTTCGTGCCGTGGCGGTAGATTGCGGTTGAGTATGCGACTTTTAGCGAGTTGATAATCGTAGCTGACGTTGTTCCCATATTACGCAGCACCTCCGTTAGCTATCGTTTCCCACAAGTCGATGACGGCGAGATTAAGCGCGGCTGTTTCCGTTTCGAGAGCGGACACTTGCGTACTTAACGCCGGACGCGGTTCATGTGGTAATTCCGGATTACTTGGATCTGGATAGGTGAATAAAGGTTCTCCTGTTTCCAGATCAATTCGAGTGATAACCCCGCCAGCCTCATAATCCGACTTAAATTGATCATATTCAAACTGCACCATACCTACAGTGTCTGGCATACGTTCAGCGAGATTAATAAATGTGGCAAAGTCTTCTTCCTGTGTTGTCTCAATGACATCACCAGATCGTTGACCAACCATTTGAATCACAGTTCCTGTTGCTGTGTCATAATAAACTCTTCCGCCTATCTCCACTTCGTATCCCTCCTTAAACTTGGAATGCTTCCCATGTGTAGCTCAAACCCCCACTTCCATTTCCAGATACAGGCATAAAGAACTGACTGCCATTCACGCACGCTAAAGAAGAATTACTCCCGAGCCGTTCGTAAACTCTTATGTTGTACCCGCTGCCTTGATCCGCCGTAATTACTGTAGCAATATTGTATCCTGCTGCGGGTTCCGTAGGAGCTGCATTTCTTGTCTCGTAATTATATACAGTCATACCAAGATTAGTTGTTGTACCTGATACGCGAATAATGATCCTATTCGGTCTAAATCCAAGTCCTGTTACAGCAACCCACGGAAGGTTTATAGTCCCGCCTTGCTGTGTAGTAAAAGCGCTGGGAGATGAGTTTGCTGTTACTGTTCCTGTTGCATACTTTGGTCCCGTACTTATCTGCTCGATCTTTGTAGCCAAATGTGGAAATGTATCGCTGCCTGATGCTGCTACTCCCTTGCCAGTAATAGCGGCAGCGACAGCCGTTTTTCCATCACTGACAGATTGAAAAAGCAAACGGTCATTAGAATCTTGATTCCACAACTCTCCATCCGTTCCAGTTGAAAGCATAATCCTCCGAACTCTACGATTAGAACCAGTCAAGCCTAGAGGGATAGAAAGTTCAACATAGTAGGTGCCTACGCCTGTAGGGAAGGTAATTGCCTTACGATGCCACGCAGTCCCTGCATCACAAGTAATCGACCCTGCCACTACACCCGCAGCAGTTTTGAGACTTACATTTATTTGTCCAGCGACCCCTGCCGGATTCATGAAATCCGCGCTTAGTGTGTAGGTGACACCGTTCCTGATCGTCATATTATCTGATCTAAAAATACTACTGGCACTAGTGGTCGATCCGTTACTTACAAATGATGTAGACACTTCATCATCGATGTCATTCGAGGGCACAAAAGGTATGGACGTGTTTACATTAGTCCAACCTAGCGTTCCCAACTCTGCTGAGCTATTTGGTAGAAGGTTAGATGGCCGGTTCTTCCGAATGTAAGTCTTATCAACTTCTATGCCTGCATCTCGTATTGCAGCCTCTCGTGCATCTTTGACCGCCTTCTCCGTAGCTGCAACGTTACTCCGCGCCCCATCCGTAGCGTCCGATAACTGTACGATACCCTTCTCCGTAAGTGACGCGTCAGGAATCACGATATTGTCTACGCGCTCATCCAAGTCCGCAATATTAGCGCGTCCCGCCTCGTAATCGTACGCAGTGTGATTCCGCGCCGCCAGAGATCCAGCCGCCCACCCTTTCGCAGTCCCTTCGAATCCGCGCGTACATCCGGTGAGTGTATTGCCCGTTTTCCCCGTATATAGAATCGTCTCCGCCGTCTCATCGCCGCCCACCGTTACGAGGTTCGGAGCGGTCGGCAACTTAGACGCGTCGAGTAGAGTAATTTCCGTATCTGTTGCGGTAATGTCCGCGGCGAGCTCCGTTCCCGGACTGTTCACCGCGGCGGCGTACATAGGTAATTGCGCCATCTAATCGCCTCCTTTAGTTCGTAAATTTGACGGATGTGCCGCCCGCCAGAAACTTCGGCTTGTCGCCCGTTTGGATTGTGCGCGGATTATCTACCGCAGTTGACCACAGTAGGTTGCCGCCAGTTAACGCGCTCCGTAAACCGACGTGTGTGACGAGTCCCCAATCCGCAGTAGCAACGGGAAACTCGATGTCCGCCGCGTTCTTAACCGTCTGATTGCCGGATTCAAGCGCCGGCGCCGTGAAGGTAATCGGAACCCTTACGTAAGCTCCGCCTGTTACTTCCGTACCCGTGTCCGCTTGAGTCGGATCGGACTTATACAGAGCGAGGTAGATCGTAGTGGGCGCGGTAAACGTAATATTCCGTAGAACGTAATTGAAGATCGCAGCCGAGAGATAATTCGATATATTCAAAATAACGCCTCCTAAAGTGTGTATTCGTTTGTAATCCGGAAGCTCCGGATCGTTGTCGTACCGGTATTCGTCAGCGTAATGACCGGTTGCGCGCTAACATCTGCCGCAGACTCAACCGTTATCGTTTCGGGCGACCGCGTAATCTCTACCTCCGTCACCTTTTCCGCACCGGTCGGCCATGGATCGTTCATCTTAAGCTCAACGTTAATCTCGCGGCTGCCCGTCGCACCTAGCGCAAGCGTCCCGTTATAGACAGCGCGATAATACTTTCCGGGCATATCCGCGAACTCTAACGTGATCTCGCCACGTTTAGCGTTGAACATGCGCGCTAGTTGCGCGAGCGTGGCGTGGAATTGAGCGCCAGGCGACGTAATAAACAGCGTCAAGCCAATCGTCCGCGCCCCGTATGTGCTGCCGAAATCGAGTTCGCCGTCGGTGTCCGCAAGCTTAACGGTGTATTCGTCCGACTCCGGTAAAACAGGAAGACGCCGATCGAGGAGATCAGCGCCTATAGACGAGAGCCATACGTTATTCACTTTTACATCCGGTTTCATCGCGTTTTCACCCCCTGCGTTTGGAGACGCTGAGCTACGCGGGCGCGCTCGTTATAAAGCGTCTCAGTGTCGGCGCGATCCGTAAGCGTCACGTCATTAACGGACATGTCGTAATGGTTGACGACTTGCGTAGGCTGTGCGGAGGTCTCCGATGGCCCCGTCGCAATCATCCGGAAGAGGTTGCCGATTTGATCCGCGTTAAGAATCATTTCGCCAGCGTGCGCAATAACCGGAACAGCCGAGCCGGGAGCGCCTTGGACGACGCCGCCCACTTTGAATTGCTGTAGCTTGCCGGTGTCCTTATCGATACCGTAGAGCTTGCGCAGCTCCTCGTTACGAGCCGTCAACCGTGCCATTGCCGCCGTATCTCCGGAAGCCTTAGCCGCCGCCCATGCGTCTTTATTCGCGTTGTATTCCGCAAGATCCGTATTCTCTCCGCCAGAAATAGCCCCGCCGGTATTGAGCGTAGCCATTTTCGCGTTATATTCGGATACAAACGTATCAAGTGACGAGAGGATCGTTGCGTTAGCTTCCGCGTTAGCATTCGTACGGAACTCGCTGATCGCCGCTTCGATAAACTTGATATCGTCCGCGTGATTATCAAACGCATCCTTGAGCGCATCATACTGGCGCTGAGTCTCCGATTTCTCCGTCTCAAAGCCGGTCAGCCGCGTATCCTTCTCGTCCTGTAGCGCCTGCTTCTGCGATTCAAGATCACGTTTACGGAGTTCACGGTTGTGTTCGAGTTCCATGCGTTCAACCTCTTTGATGAGGTCTTCGCGCTCTTGGATACCGTCAGGGCCGACCGCCGACGCCAACAAGTCAATGCGCGCCAGCTTCTCCGCGCGTTGCGTCTCGTAATCGGCATCCGAATTAAACTCCGCCTCGGCCGCAATTAAACGGTTAATCGCTTCAATCCGCTCGTCAATTCCGTCGACATACGCCTTCTTCCGTTCCTCAATCGCAGCGAGGTCGGCTTTAAGCGCGGCGTCAACGTTGGATTTCTCCGTCTTCAACAACTTATCCGCAAGCTTCTCCGTTTCCGTTACGAGCTTCTTGCGCAGGTTATAAAGCTGATCCTCCGCGCGCTCGTAATATTCCGAGTCCTTTTCGTGGCGATCTCGTACACGCGTCCAAGCTGCGATTTTCATCTGCGTGATTTCGAGTTCGGATGAGCCCGCTTCTTCCATGCGCCGCTCTTCCTTGCCGATCCACTTTTCGGAGTTCTTAAACGCGTCGGCAACCGCCTTTTCTTGCGCACGTACGAGTTCCTTGCGCGCTTGATACAGCTTCTCGTCCGCGTCCTTAAATTGGTCGGAGTCCTTCGCATAACGGTCACGCACGCGTGTGAGAGCGGCGATTTTCATTTCGGCGACGGCGACTTCGGACTTGCCGGAATCCTCCATACGGCGCTCCTCTTTATCGATCCATGTCATCGAAAAGTCATAGCGCGATTTAACGCTGTCCTCCTGCAGGCGTTTAAGCTGCAAGTTGAGCGTCCGCGCATCCTCGACCGTTTCCTTAAGGTGCTGCGCATGAGCCTTCCGCAACTTCTCGTACGCCTTAATCTGCTGTTCCGCAGACCAATCGTTCATCTCCGCTTGATAACGGATGGTTGCGAGGTCTGCGTTGTACGCTTTATCGCGGAGGTCTTTTGCGACTTCGGCTGCGGACTTCTCTTTCTTCGGCGTCTTGCCGGCGGCTTTTTTGCCTGCGGATTTCGTTTTCGTTTTGTCTTCCTTAAGGCTGATACCTGATCCGCCCGTAGCCGGAGCGAATGCCGCGCCGCTCGTCAATGAGTCTTTAGCACGCGCAATCTCCAGCGCGGCTTGTTGTGCCTTGGTCTGTTTTTCGTAAGCGGCGTTTAACTGCTCATCTACGCCCCCACTCGCGAAGTTCTCAAACGATTTATTAACGCTAATTCCTCCGACAGCCGTAACGCTCGTTTTAGCGAAGGGTGCGGAAGGGATGCCGGCAACAGCGCTCATAGCTTTCGCCAGGCTTTCGAGGTTACTAATCTGCGCGTTAACTGACGTCAGGTTCGCTTTTGCCATCGCCTCTAAGTTGCTGATATACGCGTTAGCCGCAGCCGCGGACTGATCGATAAACGAACGTTCAGCCGCGATATGATCACCGATGATGTCGACGTTCTGGATGCGGATTCGTCCGGATTCATCCATAGATCGGTTGAGATCAGGGTACTGCTTTCGGAGTTGCTCCGTCGTGTTGTAGAGTTCCTGTTTCTGTGCGTCGTCCAACTGCTGCGCTGACGAAAGCTCGTTGTAACGCGCGAGCAACGCCTCCATCGCCTCGACCTTACGGTACTTAGCCGCGAGGTCTGCGATCTCCGCTTCCTTCATCCGCAATAGTGCCGGTGTGGATTCGTTAACCGCGTCATTCATCATCTCTAACTTACGCGTCGCATCGTCTAGGCCGTCGTAGCCCATCGTCCGCAATTTATCGTCCATTTCCGCGAGTTGATCGTTAATCTCCAACATCTCGGTAAGAAGCGCAGGCGTCCCGAGTCCATCGCTCTGTAACATCTCGATCTCGTTAAGCCGTTCCTGCAATTGCGCGCGCTCTTCCAGTACCGTATTGAGTTCCGCGGTCTGAGTCTGTAACGCCTCCAACTCCGCAACGGAACGGTCAAGTGGTGACTGGGACAACGTATTGTTGAGTGATTGCTGCGCTTCGTCATGCTTACGCACTGCGTCCGCCGCTTCTCCGCTACTTGATACCAACGCGGAAACTCCCGCGACTACAAGTCCGATAGCTACGGAAATCGCGAGTAGAATCGGATTGCTGACGGTCAATCCTTTAAGCGCAAGTGATACGGCACCGATCGCAACTGAAAGAGCTAACGCACCTGTTGACGCTGTAGCAAACGCGATAATAGCGTTTTGCATAACCGGGTCCATTCCGTTAAATCCGAGCAACAAAGCGGAGATACTTTCCGCAGCACCGCGAATAACTGGCGCAAACTTATCGCCGACCGTGATACCGACGGCTTCTAGCGCGGATTGCATTTCGAGAATTGCGCCGTTTAACGTATCCATTTGCGTTTCTGCGATGTTGGCTGCGGTGCCTCCCGCGTTATTAAGCGACTCTGTAAACGCGTTTAGTTCGCCTTCGCCTGCGTTGATCAGCGTTAGGAATCCGGATGCCGCTTCCTGTCCTGCGACGATACTTGCGGCTTGTGCGCGCTGGGCTTCCGATAAGTTATCGAACCCTCGCGCAAATTGACCGATGATGTTCGCAAACGGGAGGAAGTTGCCGGCAGCATCCGTTACTTTGACGCCGAGCTGCTCCATCAGGTACGTAATGTCGTCCGTTGGACTTGCGAGTCGGAGTAGGATTGCGCGGAGTTGCGTACCGGCCATTTCGCCCTGGATACCCGCGTCTGATAGTTTAGCTACGGCTGCGGAAGCTTCTTCGATGGAAACTCCGAGGTTTGCCGCGATAGGTGCAACGTACTTCATCCCGTACCCGAGCTGCTCAATATTTGTATTGGAGCTCGTCATCGTTTTCGCCATGACATCGACAACCTGACCTGTCTGGTCGGCGCTCATCTGAAATCCCGTAAGGATGTTCGATGCGATATCCGCTGTTCGCGCTAATTCCATCTGTCCTGCAGCCGCGAGGTTTAGTACGCCAGGCATTGCCGCCATGATCTCGTTTGTCTTAAAACCGGCCATCGCTAAGAATCCCTGGGCCTCTGCCGCTTGCGAAGACGTAAACACCGTAGTCGCACCGAGTTCGATCGACTGTTGACGGAGCTTTTCGAACTCTTCGCCAGTTGCGCCGGAAATCGCCTTAACTTTCGCCATCGATTGCTCAAATTCCGCGGCAGTCTGTACGGATTTGGTAATAACGACAGCCATCGCAGCCGACAACGCCGCATACGCAAGTCCGAGCTGTTTAATCTCGCCGCGCACTCCGCCAGCCGCTTTCGTATTGCGTTCCAATTCCGCCGTCACTTGCGCGATATCTTTGTCGCTCGCACCCATCCGCTTAAGCTCGGCTGTCACCGTTTCTAGTTCGCGGCGGAGTACGTCAGGATTCGCTCGCTTAAGCGCCTGTTCAATCGATGCCGCGCCTGACGAACTCATACCCATTGCGCGGAGATTTTCACCCATCTCCTTAAAACTCGCGGATGATATTGCGGCAACTTTACCGGAGTTCGCAATAACGTCCTCCATCGCCCATATCTTCTTCGCGGTTGCGTCCGAAGCTTGCGTAAGCTTTAGTAACGCGCCTTCCGTACTGACGATCTGCCCTTCGAGTTTACTTTTCCGCGAACTATCGAATGTCGTCGCATATGACGCCTTCAACTCCGCCAGCTTCTTGCGCTGTACCTCGATCCGCGCATTTACGTTATCGAGTACCGGAGTCAGTTGCGCTATCTTCGTTCGGGCGTCACTGATCCGTTCAACTTCCGTCGCGGCTTGACGACCTGCTGCGCCTAGTTCCGCTGTCTTAACCTTGGCGGCCGCAATGCCCGCGCTATACCTCGATACGTCTAGTTCTAGTTTCGCGCGGATACCTCCGACGTCTACCGTACTTATCGTAATCACCCTCCCGTTAACTGTCTCCGCATGGCTTCGAAGCCCGATTCGTCAAACTCCGCTTTGGCCGCCGTATTCATCCCCGCTCGATCGCGTAAGCTGCCTACGAGCTTTTTCATGTCGTCGCCGGTTGAGTGCTGGACGGACAATGACGTAAGCCAATCCTCCGCGTCTACCTTGCGTTTAGCTTCTAGCGCGGTAAAAATGTCCATGACGAAATAGCCCGTTTCGAACTCGATCTGTGATTTGCCGAGACGAACCGCGCACTCTATGAAAAACTCGTCAATTGTTACGTTTCTTGCTGCGTTTGATTCGCGCCCAGACCCGCTAGAGCCAGGACGCCCCGCCCGTTTTTTAACAAGTCACCGAAGTTATTCACCTTCGCGACCGCAGAGTAGAACGCAACCAACTCGTCAAGGCTCGCGTTCTGCTCGATGTACTCTTCGTCAATGCCCGTTAACACGGCCGTCACGCGTACGATATCCTCGAATGAGTCCCGGACAGCAGCAACGAAATATGGCGCTCTGTCTTCGGGAGCTGCCGTCATTACGCTCACGATGAGTTGCGGTACTGCGTGAATGGAATCGAATAGCTCGCGCCATTGAGCAATCGTTATCTTGCGCGGCGTTACCGTCTTGCCGCCGATCTTGTACTTGCTTCTTGCGCCGATTAATCGCAATATCATCGCCTCCGTAAATTAAAAGGACGACTCCGAAGAGCCGCCCGTATTTGTCGCGCTATTAAGGTGTAGCCGTGATCGTCTCGTCGCCCAGCACCGCAACCACACCGTCATCGTCCGGAGTCGAACGCAGCGTAACGTTCGTGATCCGCTCGTTATCGTTGTCGTACGCGTAGGACAGATCCGTCTCAGAGTACGCTTTAGGCATCGTAATCCAGAAATTCGGATCATTACGTTTAGCCAGCGGCTTAATAACGGCTTTCTTCGCGGTATCGATCAGGTTAAGGCCGACGCCTGTTTTGATCTCAATTTTCGAGTCAGAGCCGGAGGTCACTACGCTCGCGCCCGTCATGATCTTCGGAATAACGGACAACTCGTACTCCGCGAACGGAATAGTTACGCTGACGTTACGGCCGGTGATCCGTTTGCCTACGACGGTCTCGCCGGTCTGATCCGTAAGCTGGTCGCGATATGACGTCTCCGTCGTGAAGGATACGCCGCCGATCGTAGTTTCAAACGTGATCATGTCCGGGCCTTCGCCGTACTCAACGATTGCCGGGCCGAGCTCGATTTTGGAAAAGTCTTGTGCCATTAATTGTTTCCCCCTTGTTTTTGGACAACGCAAAAAGGCCGCCCGTAATGGACAGCCCTTAAATCGTTGTCAATGTGAAATTGAGTGAGTACATGGTGCGTTCATTCGCGTCTTTGCCGAGATAAATAGGCGCCGACTGATTCGCAATGCACTTGATTACGCGAGTCGTACCGAAGTTAAATTCGGTCTTGCCTGCCAGGTCTACGTACACAGCACGCGCAATCTCATCCGCTTTACTTGCGGACTTGGCGCGGACTAACACCTGCACCGCCGGTCTCCGTTTACTCGTCCACTCACTCGGCGCATATCCGGCTCCTAACCGCACATAAGCGCAATCGTCCGGATTGTTAGCGGCGAACTCGTTGGCGACGTAATTGTACGGGACAGCCACGCGCAGATAAGCGGTAATTTCAGGCACCGTAACAAAAGCGGCCATACTACGTCAGCCCCTTCCGGATAGCGTCCGCAATCAGCCGTTTGTACTCGTTGGCGTGCTGCGTGAGAGGATCTTCGAGATACTTCGGCTTTGTACCGGGCGTCGTCGGATTCTTAAACGCGGCCATTTCATGGACGATTAACGCGTAGTTGACGCGGTCGCCCGCTTTGCCCGTTTCAGTTGCGGAAAAGTAAACTTCGCCGGTAATCTTCGTCGGCGTTACCTCTACGTTCTTGCCGGAAGTTTCACGCAACGTACCTTTGTCGAGCGGAGCCTCTTCGCGTGATCGGAAAAGCAAATCGTCCGTTGCATCGTGCATCCCTTCGACCGCCGCGTTAGTTGCGCTCACCGTTGACGCGCCTAAACCGGCAAACAACGTTTTTGTATCGAACTCGAACGCCATTACACGAACACCTCCGTTAATGCAGGCTTACCGCCGAACCACCGTTTTACGCTATACGAAATGGGTGTGTACGTTATCGTCCGATTATTTTCGTCTGTGTACGTTAATTTGTCCGAGATGTCAATACGCGGCAACTTGTCGAATAGAAACGTGCCCACACTTGCGACTTCCTCTCCGCGTCCGTTACGTACGAGTTTAACGCCCTCAGAAAAGCGGCATTTAGCTTCGTAATCGTCTCCGTAGATAGGCTCGTTGTAATCCGGATCATTGCCGAGAAAAGGCGAGATGACGACGGTCTGACGTAAAGGGATGATCGCCATTATAACGTCACCCACTTCGAGGTCTTGCGTCCAATCTTAACGCCATTTTCCGCGCCAATAAGATCGAGCGCAGAGTCCGGAATCCACGCTTCCTCTCCGTTCTTTGCCCAGTCCTTAAACGTAAAGTTAGCGACGCCGGTCACGCCGAATGACGCGATTCCGTGTTGCTGTAAGCGGTTCGTATCGTTAAACGCCGTTGCCAATGCGTTAGCAAACTCGTAGACCGCCGCGTCAGGTATCGTATACTTCGGGTACTTGTTCGTCAGCACGAATGATGCGCGCGTAACAATTCGTTGTTTTTTCGCGTCTTCTGCTTCCGCCCAGTCCTCGATATCAATACAATTCGCGTTGATGTACGTATTTGCGTCAGCTACCGTAATTGCCATCCGTTACACCTCCGTTTATTTTGCGGAGGACGTAGCGTTAGCTTTGCGCGGTTTAGACGGAGCTTTAGCGGGTTTATCTTCCGCCTGTTCCCCGTCCACTTGCGCAGGTTCCTCCGAATCTGGTTCCGCGTCAGATAAACGGTTAAGCACCGCTACCTCATTCGCAGTCTTTGCTTCGTATACGCCGCCTGAAAACTTGCGCTCTACGCCGTCAACGTAAAACGAGAGTTCAAGATAGCGCGACTTGTACTTTGCCATCGTAAAACCTCCGTATTTAACGGGAGCCTCCGAAAAGACTCCCGGTTATTTGCGGTCGGCTTACGCCAAACCTTTGATGCGTGCGTGCGCTTGTTCTTGATGCAGCTCAAACGTGTACTCGCCGACGATCATGCCTTGGTAGTAGTCGCCTTTTTTGCCGAGATACTCGTGTTGGAAGTCGCGTCCGGTAAGGTTACGGATGCTCGCGCGGTTTTTATCCACGATGAACACTTCGTTAGCCGCAAGGTTATCGTTGATGGATACCGGGAACTCACCGAAGTCAGTTGTCAATTGTGATACAACCGTACCGCGACGTCTGTCCGCTTGGTCGATGCGGATCTTGTCGTCTCCAAACGAGGAAACTACGCGTTTTTGTTTCGCAGGAACGACGATTTCGTACATACCGCCTGTCGCGAATCCCCCTTTCGTGTAGATCGCTTGCAGACTATCGTTGACCATGTCGAGGCTCAGCGCCGCACCTGCTGCATCCTTAACGTTGGTATTGATCAAGCTACGCAGACCGGCCATTTGACGGACGTTTCCGTTCTCGTACTTGATACCGTTGATCAGCGCTTTCTCCAATTGCAACGCGAGCTCAAGCTGTTTCTTCGATTGCTCGTACGTATACATATCGGAGATGCCGTAGTTAGCTACTGCCGCGGCTGTACCAGTGATCTCTACAGTGTCCGTAAAGATTTGCGTCAGGTTAGACTTACGCTCTCTACGTTTGAATCGCGCGTCAATCGCATCACGACCTTCTACGGATTCCGTGAACTGGAACTCAACAACCGCGCCAGTTACTCCGGCCGCTGCGGTAGTGCCAGCGTATCCCCGCGTTACGGTCAACGTCTTAGTTCCGTCATTAATTGCGGTAACTTTCAGCAGCTCGTCGCCGAGTTTGATTACGTCGTTAACGCGGAACGGCTCTACGGAAGCAACTACGACTGCAGTAGCGCTATTCGTAACGTCCGCAGTAATTGTGGATTCGGTTGCGAACATCGCGTCTTCATACCAGTTGTGCTCAACCTGGTTAACTGCACCCGCAAACCCTAGCATTGCAAGCATTGGCGTTTGGTGAGGATTAAGAAGTAAAATCTCTTCTGTTACGGATTCCGGTTTACCGATCAGGTCTACGTTAAAAATCTTAGTCATTGTTTATTTCCTCCGTTTATAAGGGTTTTGGGTAAACAAAAAGGCCGCCCAATTTAGGACAGCCTTTAGCTCAATTCTCTTTTCAGTTGAGTATACTTAGCGATGGCTTCTGGCGTCGGGTTCTCGCTGGCCTTCGCCTTGGCTTCTGCAAGAATCTGTTCCTTCGTTTTGGCCGGCTTCGCTTCGCCTCCGGACGGCGCTCCGATTGTTCTCGGCTCCACCGGTGCTTGTTCGATCATGTACGGATTATCTTCAATCAGCGCCTTAACTGCGTCTTCAAGCCCTTTAACGTTGCCTTCGTCGTCGACTTCTACCGCGGATAGGTCAACGAGTTTAAGCGCGGATTTAAGGGCGTCTGGTCGCAGTTTAAGCTCGCGGGCTACATCCCGGAACTCCGCTTTAATAAGGCGTTGGTTAGCGGCTGTCAATGCGTCTTCCCTTGACTTCTCTGCGGCCTCTGCGCGTTCTAACGCTTTAGTTCGTTCAGCCTCAGCTCTCTCTGTTGCGGTCATTTCCGCTTTCTGGCGTTCCTCTTCCGCACTCTTTAGCTTAGCGAGCTCGGCTTTAATATCGTCATAGTCTCCGTGTTTCTTGCGCTCTCTTCCGAGTCGATCCGCGATCATGCGGTCAACGTCCTCCTGCGTAAATGTCTTCGATGGCTGCGGATCAGCCTGCGGTTCTTGCGGAGTAATTTCCGGATTAGGATCGTCTTCTGCGAAAAGCTGCAAATTCATCGGATACTTAACGTTTGTCATATCGTTTCCTCCCGTTTAAAGCCCGTCGGCTATCGTATCCGTCAGTTTAGCGACGTATCGTAGGTCGTGTTACGTTAACTGCTGCGTACGCCTATCGGAGCTTCAATAAATGGCTGAGATATAAAGCGGAATGAGAACTCAATTTCATCACCTGGGCGGAAAGTATTAACGCCTTCCATACGCCAGTAGTAAAATGCGTGGTGTCTCGGCTGAAATCTCTGCGCGTCTGACTGTTTCTTGATATGTTCCGGTGGTAAGGCGCGTACAAATGTCTGTACTCCCGTTGTTAAGTTTATAGGCTCGCGATATACGTCCCATTGCAGACCTTGATTGTTGCCGTACAACGCGCCGCCTGCGGGCTTATCATCCGCTTGGATTAAGAAGCCGCTAATCAATTCAAGTCCGCTAATATCGCGGCTAGATTTAAGGTCACAAATTACGTGCGTCACGCCGTCCTTGTACGCGCTAATAGGTGAGTATTTGAGGTAAATTTTCAGTTGCGACATCTTACTAACATCCTGATCGCTTATCTCCGCAGGAAAAATCGTCTTGCCGACGAGTGTATCGCCAACCTCCGCCGGCCGATGCCACTTGAACTCGGTTCCCGCGCTGTTTTGATATCTGAACTCGATCTGATTCGGATTAGTCGTCACTGACGTTGTATTATCTGATGTCGACGCATGGGGTGTAATTAAATCGGCCGTATTTCGGTATTGCCATCGCGTTATACTCAATATAAAAACCCCCATACATCGACTGTTTGTGTACTCGCGCTCTTGTTAAAAAGTCCGATCTTAATAATCGGCGCTCCGATAACTTCCGGTGAGCTTATTACGCTAGACACTCCGTCTCCCATCGGAAATGTCTTAGCCGCAAAATAGTTAAAACCGCCGTCGATAGATATCCGCAATACGACGTCAATGTTGCCAATTCCGGAAGCTTTCGCAAACAAACGGATATTAGCGAAGTCAGATACGTCGTAATTCTCCGGAGACGTCACGATTGTCGAGTTACCGGCCGGAACAGATACCGCTTTAAAAAATTGCGGATTCCATGTTCTACGCGCGAAAGGCAGCGTTCTGATAGCTCCCGACCCTGCATCGTATCCATGCGTTGTTGACGGACCAAATACCGCAACGTCCTCGCCGTGAGCTCCGGTATCCGCGGATAAAGGGATGCCGTTAACTGCGTTTAATGCACGCCGTGAGTTATTTCGAGCTATTGTATCCCGTGCCATCAACCGACACCTCCCGTAATAACGCGAACGTATCCGCGATAGGCTGAGCTGCCGCTAATGGAGAGGGTGGTAAACGGATCGACACGTTCATCAAGCGCGTCCCCGCCCTTTACTACTGTTACGAACTTCCCGGCTGTCACGGTAATGTCAGTTGTCCCATCGTTAAAGACTACGATGTAGTTTGCGGTGTTCCTGATCGGTACGTTCGCTGTTCCCGTTCCTGAAAACGGATCTCTTGCGATTGGGTCCGCCATCTAATTTCCTCCTCCGATTGTTTCCGGATTTCTTATCGGAGTCAGTACGTGACGACAACGTGGGTGAAATATTTCGCGACGAGGTAGATCGCCTACATACGGATAATCTCCGGAAGCATCCGGTGTTAATTTGACGATGCGGCCTTCCCAGTTACGGCACGCATCTTTAGCGCCATGGCTCGATATCCTGGCGTAATAAACTCCGCGTCCGATCGCCTCATTCATCGTTGCGTCTCGGTGCGCGGCGTTAAGTTTCGTACGTGTAACCGTGTCGACGTATACTTCCGGCTTCCAACGCCGTCCGGCCGCGTCAATAATGCCGGTATTAGTTGCGTTGCCTAGCGTTTGTTTGATCCGCGCAAGTATATCGGCATTGATCGTACGGCGGCCGTTTATTCCAGCGGCCATGTTAGCTCGAAATGACTCCGCAGTAGCTTGTCGAACGGCTTGGCGAACTCTACGGTCGATGTTCTGGGTCACCGCAAGTAAATCCGCCTGCGTGTCCGCGATAGCTGACGCAACAAGCTCGCGATTAATCCGGTTGAATTTAACGATCTTCTCCGCTTCGGCTATCGTGGAGGCTACGCCTAACTCAACGATTGCACGCGCTACTCCATCCGTCGCTGCCTTCGGAATATACTCCGCAACCCAAGCCGCAGACTCCGAGTTGAGATCACGCAAAATAGCCGCAACCTCAGCGAGGGCGGCCTTTGCATGTGCGCGTGATATGTCGGATGCATCTAAGCGCGATAATTCCGCTGCGATGGCTAGGACAGCGCGTTTGTAAGCGTCGACTAGGACATTGATATCCCGGTCATAGTTCGGATCAGGTAATCGTGCCATTACGTCACAACCTCGTTAAATATCGTACTGTCGACGGTGCCGGCGGTACGTTGTTCGTCTTCGTCAATGCGGCGGATTGTCTCTTCGGCTTCTGCGTCGGTAACTCCGTCGAGGTCTTTAATCGCGTCAGTTACAGACCACGTCGGCTTAGCGCCCGTCCGGATACTTGCAACCTCTGCGGCTTCTTTCTCGTTACGCGGAATGCCATCGCGCCATCCAATCGTCGGATAAACTTCGTCGTAAGGTTCGAACGTAGGAACGCCTTTATTTGCGATATTCTCAAGAAGCATCGCTTTCCACAACGCATTTCTAACTGCGCGGTCAACGTGCGTCCTAATACGTTCGACCTTTTTAAGGATCGGCATGAAGCGAGCTTTAATCGCCGCGCCGTCGGTGTGAGACGTACCTGTTCCGCCGCTATCGGAAGTGATCGTCGTCCCGAATAGCCACTGTGGGGTCTCTGCCATTTGGTAGATAAGCCCAAGTAGAAGTTCAAGCTCCTTGAACGCGCCATCTAGTTGCGAGTTCCAAGTCATGTAACCGGGCGTGACGTCATCTTTCTCAAGTGGGATGTACTTACCACCAAACCTTACTGATCGGTCGTCCTCTTCGTCGATGTCTGGGCCATAAGCGGTCGGGTCAGAGTGCTTCCAGAGAATATAGTCGATCTGTACGAGACGGTCGTTAATTGCAGCTAATTTGCTTTCCATCTTCTCGACGGTAGAAATGCCAGCCCAATGGTCATCGGTTGTCTTGTGCGGTATGTGATCGATATTCAAGTGCGGTGTTCCTGTAGCCATTACGTTTTCTTCGCGCCCAGTCTCGACTTTATCACCAACGATATAAAGCGGAATCGGTACGCCTTCTGACGTATCCACGCCGTTAGGAATCAACTTATAACGTTCAAAAACGATATAGCCCGGAATATGACGCTCAACGTTAAGGAAAGGCGTTTCATTCATCGTTACCTTTCCGCGAATGTACGACATGATGTTGCGCGTCTGTTCGATTTCCCATTCTACCCACGCAACATTAACGGCTTTGAATCGCTTTTTTGATCCGCGAGCCAACTCCGGAAAGACTATCGATGGATCGACCGTTTCGATGATCGGTTCCTTCTTGGTCGGCGGTCGCTCCAATTCGAGTTGATCCGTTTCCGTAAAATCGTCACGGTAGTCATATCGGACTTTGACGAAAGAGTCTCCGCGATATCCGCCACCGACTGTAGTTTCGTGAATCATTTGGTTCAGGTCGTTTTCCTCTACGATAGAGTTAAGTCGTGACTGCTCGGTGGAATCGGGTCCCTTTCCGCTGTTATACGTAGGCTTCTCGCCGACCAATAAATCCGCCGGCTTTGTGACGAGAACATCCACGATATTAACCGCGATAAATAACGTTTTTAGCTGCGGTGCATGCGGCGTATCCTTTAGTAGCGCGGAAGCTCTATCGTAAATCTCAGCATGTCTTCCTTCGAAAATCTTTCGTCCCCGTTCGTACTTAGCCAGACGTCGTATCTCCGTTTGTGGCGGATATTGAGCGCCGGGATAGAACAGCTTCGTTTCCTTCATCGTAAAAAATTCCGTCAAATTACGTCCTCCTCCCCGTTACATTCCGCGTGGCTTGTTCCGCACTTTTTTGCGCCCTGATTTCGCAATACTCACGGCCATCTCTGCCGCGTCAATTACGTCATCATGCGAGCCGGTTCCGTAATATTCGAATTGTTCAAGCAACAACGCATGTCTCTTCGAAAACTGTATCGCGCCACTCTCGATATCCGGGAGTAGCGCTTCAATCCGCAGCTCTTTCCGCGAACGTTGATGTATCTCTTTAACGCGAGTTCCCGCCGGATATCCCGCAGCTCTCAGCGCTTCTTTTAGCTTCTGCACGAAGAACTCTTGCGCCGCCTGCGCTTCCGCTGCGATCGCATTCGGTTGGTACCGGAGTACCTTTTCGACAATGACGCGGATAAACTCGTCAGGCTTAACACGCTCCCCATACGCATCGATTACGTATTTCGTTCCGGTCTTCTTGTGGCGCGCGATCGTAACGACTGCGGAATAATCGCCGCGCTGTTTACCCATCGCAAAGTCAACGCCAGTGTATACGTCAAATAAGTTTGCCGGCGGCGGGTACTGCGATAGCAACTCTTTGATCTCCGCGCTATCCCAATACGTAAACGACTCCGGATTAAACACCATCGATTCCTCGTCGACCGGATTGTTCTGATACTCCGTGTTAAACGCCTTCGATCCGTTGTCCCATTTGAACTTCATCAAGCGCCAAATCGGCTGGGCTTCCGGCCACAATACGGTAGCGCCGCGATCCATTTCCTCGCGATTCATCTCGTAGAGTTCAAGCGCGTCCTTTATGCGTGCTTCCTTCGGTCTGTCTGGATCTTTATAAACGAGCCGGCACGCTTCCCACAAGTCCATGCGTGCCGGCCATTCGATAACGGCGCGGTATATTTTCGACTTAAAGTCTGCGCGATTATAAAGCACATCAACGAGGAGCGCTTCGTGGTGGACTGTCGTTCCCATGTATACGAAGGCTGTCCGCTTACCTTTCGGATCACCCAGCGGTACGACCGTTTGAGCGAACCAATCGCGCAACTTCTTACGCAAATCCGGCGTTGATGCGTTACCGCCTGGTCGCGCATCCTCTAAGTCGTCACATACGATCAAGTCCGGCCTCACGCCGTTCCAGTTACGTCCACGGAGCGCTTGACCCGTTGATGCCGCTTCAACCTTCGTAAGTAACTTCTTCGTTCCGTCTTCGCGTGGCTCCCATGCGATAAACTCCGACGAGTTGTCCTTCGGATTCTCTTGTTGCTTCGGGCTTAGCAGAGGGCCGAAATCTGCGCGCAATTTAACGTTGCTTTTAAGCTGCATCGCAATCCAATCGAGGTTGCCGGAGCTGACCGTTGGCGTATCCGAAATGATAATCTCGTAGCGGCGTTTTCTGTACGCAATCTCTCGCAGAGGGAAGCCCTTGGATAAATACGTTGATTTCGCGTGAGAACGGGGCGCCGCCACCGCGACCTTATCGTTTGTAGTAACGTTGGAGACATCGTCCATTATCACGGCGATTTCACGGTGAAATATAGGCGCTAAGTCCGCGTCCGTAATATCGAAGCCGTCCCAGTTTCCGTCGTTGCCGGGATTCCGCGCTTCCGAAAAGTATTCAAGCGCAAATTCGATCAGATCCGTTTCGCAGCGGTGAATCCGCTCCAGGCGCTCATACTCCGCAAGCTGTGCGTCAATCTCCGCCGCGTCATCCGCTGAAAGAGAGGCGATATCTACGCCGTCGAGCACGTCTAATAGCGCGGACAGCTCGTTAAGCTTTGCGCCGCGCTCTTCTCTTCCGATCCATTTTCCGTTAGTCCATGCGATAGATACCGCCTCCCTTCGTAGTTACGTTGAATTTGCGTGTAATTAGCGTTCTTAGGCGCTTACCCTACCGAATACACTCCGAACGGGTGAAACGCGCTATTTGGACGGTGATTCTTACGTGTTCCTTGCGATAGATGCGTTCGCCCACATTACCGCTTCCTCTAGCTTCGTACTTGCGAGTGACTTTTCGCGTGAGTTCGGAGCCAATTCGTCGATCAAGTACGCCAACTCCTTCGCTTTCGACCGGATGGCTTCGTACTTTTCCGGCTGTCCTGGTTGCGGTGAGTGATAGCGGTAGTTATTTTCGATAGTTGCGTTCATATTTCGTTCTCCCTCCGTAAAGTCCAAAGTTAAATTTTGATACGTGGATTTTTCGGGTACCAGATGCGCCGCCCAGCGAAGGCCCCTTGGGGGGTCACGCAAGCACCGCCGCCCCTCTCCGCTTTCCCTGCGCCTGTCCCACGTTTATACATCCGCGTTGCATAATCGTAATGATCCCGTTTAATCACGGATATGCACGGACATGTGCACAAAAGCCGGATTATGTACACGAGTACTATACGCAAACCCGCGCCCCGCCTACGTTTGAAGCCGATGCATAAACGCGCCTTATACATCGCATATACATTTCCAGTTATTAACGCGTACAACCCGCATTCCTACGCGGATTATGCCCGTTAGTAACTGGAAGGTTATACGCTTATTTCCCGGAGCCTGCCGCGCCTATTATACGGGCAATATACAGCGGAAAATAAGCGCTATGCATAAACCGTCGCACTGTAACGTGTTGAAGCGATGAGGTGAGCGGAAAGTTTCGGGGAGGGTGCGCGGAAAGGGCGCGGTGTAGGCTACAGAGCCGCATGTGAACCGCTGTGTACTCGTAGCCTACCGCATCCCTACTATATACGCGCGCACGTAAGACGCATACTTTACACGCCTCTTCCCTTCGCCTGCTTAATCCGTTCCCTCAACGCATCGATATCGACATCTCCGCTAACCTTCGTCTCTACCTCGACCTTATCCGTAAGCATACCGTTAACCTGCAGTAGTAGCTTCGCGGCTGCTGCGTTATGATCCGTTAACACTGCGTCAGTCAGCGATTCCATTACTTCCGGTAATCTTGCGGTTGTCTGGCGAACGATCTCCTTCTTCAACTCACGGTCAAATAGCGGATCTTTCAACCAATCGTAGACAGCGCGCCTACTAACGCCGGCTTCCGTTGCTATCTGTTCCATCGTTAGTCCACCACGTTTAGGTAACGCGAGATATCGGATTGCGATCGCATGGTGCGTCTCTATTCGCTTAAGCATTATTGCGTCCTCCTTCCGTTGATTTAACGTAATAAACGCGCCTTCCTACGCTCAGGCAAGGCGTAAGATAGACGCGCTAATATTAAGGTGATTTTACGTACTTGGCGAGTGGATAACGCATGAGAGTTACACTCACGTCGCCTATACCGCCTCTAACGCAGAGGTAATAAGTACCGCCGTCATACTCAATGTTATCTACGTTAATATTACGTTCCTTTGCGATATTCCTACGTATATCATCCGTAGTCAACGCCATTACGTGACGTCCATCTTCGAGTTTTACTCCGCGCATTACTTACGTCTCCAATCGTTAATATCATCGATCCACATTACGATAATAAGCAGCGCCGGTACATACGGTATTAACGCAATGTATCCGAGGCTCTTCGTTACTTCTGCGATCCCAGTACGCGATTGAATAGCTACCGGAATAAACACGATTAGATTAACGAGTAATAACGCAGTATGAACGCCTAATATAACGAATAGTACGTTTACCATACGCTCACTCTCCGTTCGCTTAACGTAATTGAATCCGCGCTATTTAATCTTTGGGATTGCCTACATGAGTGTCTTCTTCGAGTTACCTTCTTGGTTATAGACAAACAAAAAGACAGGCTCTTAGTTCCACCTGTCATCATGTATTCTTATTCAATTGATAGCGCGTCAAAAGGTATTATCTCCTAACTGCCCCGCGAAGTTTAGTTTGCGATAGCAAAATCAACTGAGCGGTAATGTTTTGTTTGTTCTTATTGAGTTCGTTATTATTACGTTTGTTCTTATTACCGTCACTCTCCGGTGATTTAGGTAATTCACTCTACAGTGCATTAGGTAAATCACTCAGGAGTGAATGACCATACAACTCCGCCAATCTCGCACGCATTTCCTCGTCAGTCAGCTCGCTGTAATATTGCGGATAGTAAAGCTTATCCCGCTTATTCCCCGCATAGTCATACGCTGACTTAACGAGTCCAACCGCCTCCAACACGCTACATAACGGCTTAATCCGGTTCCGTCCGATCCCCGTCTCGTCAGCTATACGTTGAACTGACGGAAATGCGCTCATATAGCGGTCATTGTCCGGCTGCCCGTTCACCATCGATAGTAAATATACGTATAGCGCGGCGATATGTACGTTACTTTTATCGTACTCACGCGCGATCGGAACGATCCTACGGAAAAGGTCATGCGGAACAGGAGCGTAATGCCCCCGTTCTAAACAGCGTGTCTTTTTATATTCGGCTTCTTGCGCTAATTTGCGAAATTGTTCGCTCATACTCCACGGCACCTCACTCCACGTATTTAATTACTTACTACTCACGGAATACTCGTCTAAAGCTGTACGTACAGTGTCCGATTTCTCAAACAGCCAAAAGCGGCCGCCTGTCTTTTCGTTAACACCTACGCAAATATATCGGATGCCTTTCGCGCGGAGGAAGTGGTACATGGCCGGCGAGTAGCAATAAAGGTATGCGTTAATCATAAGTAAGCCCTCCCTTAGTTAAACTCTACAACAGCGCTGGACAGACCATCCTCTAACGTTTGTTCAAACTCGTAATTGAAGTCGTCCGCATCCTCAAACGTGTCAAAACGTTGAAAGTCCGCATTGTCCTCGTTCAATAGTACGAAGTTATCACCTTTTGCGTTAGTCACTTGAATAGCGTATGTCATACTTACACTCTCCTCTTCAATTTTCGTTTCCCTAACGGGATTTGACCGCACATCGGCGGCCTTATAACTCCGTAGCAAACTGAGCAAGCAAAAAACAACCTTCCTGGCAGGAATTTACGTACATTTAAGCGAATTATTTTCATAAAGGAGGCGAGTATCATACGCAATTTACGCACAAATACGGAGCTGCTGGCGGCCGCGTTATTCCAGGTACGCGTAACTATCCGTGAGCAGAACGGTCAGATTGCGGATTACGGCGGCCCGATCGAGCGATACAGCGATAACAGCGTTAAGATTGACGGTACATATTACATGCGCGGAGTTTACGAATTTGAAGCGGAGGAATTAACGTGATAGAAAAATACGAAGTAGGCGCGCCATTTCCGATAGATAACGAAGCTCCCGGAGTTGAACGGTGCACATCGCGATTAGCTGGCGCAAGTTTTGACGTGTTGTACTACATAAATAACGCGACCAGCCGGGAGATTAAGGCGTTCAGGAACACGCTGCTACGGTTACATGTGTGGATTTACGAGGATATTCCGTTTATTGCCGTGTCTTATCTCGGCGAAAACTGGACTTATGACGTAACACTGACGGTAGCTACGCGAGACATGAAAGACGTCGCATCAGCGTTTGTAAACGGAGAGAGCAACGTAGTCACGCTATGCTTGATCGACGCGCAGACGAATGCTATCCGCGCGATAAGGACGTTAGGATTGCCAGAAGACGCGATGAAGACGGTGAGAGATGCAGGCCGCGCGCAACTAGATCGCTACGAAGACGAATCGGAGGTGCTTGCAGTTGTTAACTCCGTCTACGAGCGGATGAGTACCGCCGATATCATTGCGCGCGGGACAGTTTACGAGTTTAGACGGAAATAGGGACGCAAAAAGGGCCGGATTATCTCCGGCTCACTCTTTATCTTATGATATCCCATTTTGTGCGTACCACTTCGTCGATGGGTTCTGGCTTTTCTGACAGGTAGTGATAGTAGGAAGATATTACGGAAATAGCTTCCTCTATTGAACCGTAATACTCTCTTTTGCAGCTTTCCGATACTTCCTGCTCGTATGTTTGGTAGATATAGCCTTGATTTTCAACTTTGACTTCTTCAATGTAGTAATTGTAAAGCCAAAAACCTCTTCTGAGACTCGGATTAAAAGAAGTAACAATGCACTCCACGTCTACACCCATATGTCTTAGTTCTTCTTTGATTTCATCACCAGATTTAAGTGATCTTAGAAGCTGACCGCGATGCTCTTCCTCATAATCATCTGCCCACATTCCAAAGTCACACTCGTTCGCCTCTAACTTCTTTCCGCTGAGTATCCGTTTTCTCTCTTCTATCTCAAACCCGCGTATATTCTCCCAAATTCGCATTTTACCGTAAACCTCGGCGTTAATATTCATACTCGCTTCCTCCTTGGTCGGCGCCAATGTACGCCAGTATCTACTTATTTCGACGATCTTCCGCTTGATTCCCGTCTGTCTAACAATCTTCCGCACATCAACGCGCTTTTTCATCGGTCTCTTCCGCTTTTACCTCGACCCACACTCCGCCAGCAACCCGTATATAGCTCCGTCCGCCTACCCGCTTACCTGCCGCAAACATCCGCTTATTCATCCGCTAATACCTCCTTACGTGCTGCGTTTAGATTACGTAACTTCGCTATCTTACGCGCGGCCGTATAATCCGCGTCATTAACGATCGCTTCGACCATGCCGACGAATGTAGCGTGGATTAGCGCACGGCGATTAGCTGGCGCGTCCTCCTCCGTATAACTACTGCGTAATAGTGCAACGTATGTCTCTCGGCTCATCCTCCGTTTACCTCCCGAAAGTATTCATTAACCTGGCGATCGAGTAACGTATGGCCGCGGATAATCCAGCGTGTTTCTCCGGTATAGGCGGCTGGTGTTGTCATGTGGGCAATCGCTAACTCTCGGCGGTTGAACCCGAACTTTGCGAAAGACTTGACGCAGATTACGCGCTTGGTCGGCGTATTAGCGTTGCCTGTGCCGGCGCATCCATAGCATACGTAGGTTTCGTTATAGCGACCGGAACCGTCGCAGCGTTCGCATCTACAATAGGTGAGCAACGGTCATTCTCCCTCCTGAATCATCTTGATCATGTGATCTAAATTTTCTGATTGTTTTTCGTTCACCTTAACCTCGTTTTTCCATATGTCAATTGTACAATGTTGCGTATGGATGGAGCATGAGGGAGCTATGGCGAAAGTACGGCTATCTCCCAGTACTTCGTGTTCAATGCCGTGAGACTCTAACATTTGCACAACCTTCTTAACTGTTTTAGTAATAGCGTTATAAGATTTGTTTGATATCATTTGGCTACCTCCGTTACGACTCGTTTATCGTGTCCTTTGATGAAACGAATATACCACAGACTCTTTTAACGAGTCAACAACTATTTGACACTTTTTTCGAGTCGCGTTAAAATCGCAGTATAACTGGAGGTGCCTGGATGACAATAAGGTCTAACTTGCGCTCGATTATCGACCAGCGCGAAATACCTATAAAAAAACTAGCGCGTGATATCGACTACCGCTTCGAATCGGTACGAATGATGTACCACGACGAAATGGAGCGTTATCCGCGCGAACTTTTAACGAAGCTATGCGTTTATTTAAACGTTGGCATAAACGAACTTCTTACGCTGCGAGAAGCGGAATAGTCTCCGTTTCCTCGCGTACAATCTCCGTCTCATTCATCGCACCCATCTCGTTAGCCCAACGCTTGCCGATGTCGCGGCAGCTAACGAAAGGCTCCGTAAGCTCTCCGCCATTTTCGTAGAGATTGTACGTGGTGACCGCGCCAGGCGACGTGTCGCGTTTGTATTTGGCGTCTCGTGCGCGATTAGCCTCGCGGGCACTTGCGTCTACATTGCGCCATTCTTTCGCCGTCCTACGCCGCCTCACCGGCTTCGCTTTATTCTCCCCAGTACTGTCATATGTGTCCGAGAGACTAAAAGAGTATTCCTTATCTCTACGCGTCGACTCTTGCCTAGCACTAAGGATTGGGTACTCATTCCGTGTCATTTTATCAGGATGAGGGTCTAGTATCTCTTCTCGTAAGATGTACTCGCTCAGGTCATTCAAACAGTCTGCCGGCGGCGATTCTCCCGTGTCTCGGACATAGGAATCAATCATTTTTCCCACAAACTCAATCCGCTCCGCACGGTCTTCTATAACATTGAATATGGCTTTTTCAACTTCATCCCTAAACTGCTGTTTGAAATTCATAATAAAAGTCTCCCATCCATTCAGTTAGTTGAGAACGTGTGTTGTTGCCTTTACCGTAGATATAGTGAAAGTCAGAGTGACACGAGATACACAGCGTTACCCCATTACTGACATCGTAGCGTAGCTCAAACGCACTGTTAAATGACTCAATATGGTGTGCTTGCATCCCTCTACGTGAACACTGTCCACATTTCTGGCACGTAAATTCATCTCTCCTGCGCACATCAAGTGACCATTCCGCGTGTCTATCGTCTCTAAATAAAACCCTCGGCTTCTCACTCGGCGGGTACATCGCCTCAAAAGCAGCATCTCCAAGGTCATTTCTCAGATTGTATGTCTTGACTGGCTGCTTAGCATTGAGCGCCCGATAGTGTTTCGTCTCCTTTGAGACACTCTCCCTAATAGCCTCTTCCTGCGTAACTGGAGCGTGAAAAGTTACATCTAATGTGGAGGCGGCTGAGATACACTCTAGGCTAACCTCCCGTTGCTTCCTCATGTCCCATTGTGACTGACTAAGGATCGGATACGCGGACAACTGGATCTTGTAAGGACTCGTATCCTTAAATTCGTCACTTAGAAGATAGTCGGTTAATTTGTCCGTCAAGTAAGGCGGAGGAGCACTACCTGTGACCTCCGCATACCTTTCAGTAAGTTCTTTAACATCCGAAAGTCTGCTTTGTAGCGAATCTCCTTCTTTTTTGATGAGGCGATTAATTAAAAGCCGGTATTCATGCTCCGTCATTAAGTCGCCTCCATTTCGATATCTTCCGTATATTCAACGCTAACCTCTCCGTATTCCCATCGCTTATAAACCGCCGCCATCTTATCCGCCGCATCATCGATCAACTTCGCGACGCCTTGCTGCGTGATTCCCATCTGACGCGCCGCCTCCGCTTGTGTCACGTCGAATCCGTACACGAACGCAATGGCCTCCGTCTGCCGATCCGTTAAGCCGGCGCTGTTAATTGCGCTATGCAGATCGACTAGAATGTCGCAGGCTGCGTAATCGCCCCGAAAGCGCGCCGAGCTGATCCGATGGCGATCGCGCAATAGCGCCTTAACTCCGGCCGCGTCGTTTAGCGAGTATTTAACGTTGTAGCTGCGCGAACCCTTTTCGATATCAACTTTAACGTGTCCCACGTCACATCGCTCCTCTATCGTGAATTTTTCGAATACTTACGTTTTCATACGCTTGATCGCACGATGCCCAACTCGTTCTCTACGTACTGATCCTCGCAAAATCCGTCGTGCGTCTTCGCACCGCTTGCGTAAGTTGTTACGAATGATCCGCGTTCAATTGGCTCGCCGCAATATGCGCAATATGATACGATCTCCACGCGCTCATCTGGCGGTTGGAAACGGTCGAAGAAGTCCGCGCCGCTCATTACGCAGCCTCCGGTAAGGACTGCGCTAGAGCTGCGTTAAGTTGTTCGGCAAGCGCGATTCCGAGTAAGTACGCGACTCGGCTCGCTACGCCGTTACCGACGATCCGGTATTGCGCGGATAGCGATAGGGATTCCGGAAGCACGTACGAGTCAGGTACGGATTGAATGCGGAGACACTCACGGACGGTAAATCGGCGCGGCTGTTCCGGAGAAAAGTACATACCGTCCGGAGAACCTTTCGCAAGATGTGCGGTCAGAGTCCTACTAGGTAATTCCGGATTACCCGCAGGATGCTTGCGTAAATAAGTTTCGTATCCTCCGTTTTCTAGGCGCTCCCTAACGTGAGAAGTCAGCGGTTTCGGATCGTGGTTCGCAATAGGCTCCGGTAAGTCTCCGATCACATCACGCAAGGTCTGCGTCTGATAATCCCAAACCCACGGAGAAGGGAAATCGAACGTAAATCCGATATCCTTACGTACGCCTACGATAAATACTCGCTCCCTCTTTTGGGCGACTCCGTAATCCCAAGAGTTGATTACACGCCAGGATACGTTATATCCTATTTCCGCGAATTTCACGAGCAGAGCGTCGAGAGTATGGCGGTGTTTCTTTTGCGTCAAACCCTTTACGTTTTCGAATACGAAGGCTTTCGGTTGCTTACGTTCGATAATGTCCAGATACGTCCAGACAAGCTTGCCGCGATCGTCCTCGTCGCCTTTACCTTTACCTGCGATAGACCAGCTTTGACAAGGGGGCCCGCCTGCGAATATATCCGCGTCCGGAATCTGCGCTTGAATTTCGTCGCTCGTAATGTCGCCGCAGACTACGTAATCGCCGAGGTTGTACGCGTAAGCTTCCACCGCGCGTTTATCGAAGTCATTTGCGAATGTGATATCGTAGCCTGCCGCCTTTAATCCGACGGCCATCAGACCGCCGCCACAAAATAACTCGGCGACCGTAAGGCCATTCGGAGGTAGCTGCGGAGTAACGTTATAATTGCGGATGGTAGTTTCCTCCTCTACGTCTAATTTTCCGGGATGGAGCTGACACGATAGCTTTTGGAGCGGGGTCGTTGTAATCGTTCCTGCCGCGTCAGTCCATGCGCGCTTTCTGAGTCCGTTTGTACTTCCGCCCTCTGTCGGAATCTTACCGTTCCAATATACGAGCTTTTCTTCATGCGTTAAGTTCCGCCAATTGCCGCCGGGCGGTATCTTATGCGCAAACGGACGCTCGTCATTACGTAAGCCGTAACCGTTATGATTCGGGATCATCGGTAACATCGCGCTCCTCCTTCCGTTTCTGCAGCGGAGTCCGATCGTCATACTCGCGCTTATCTAACGCGTCGATCCGTCCTGCGAAATAGCCCGCTTCGTAACCTTTACGCCACTCTTCCGCGATGTTACTCATTCCGGCCAATCACCGCCTATGAACGCGACGATCTCGTCAATCTGGCGATAGAGATGCGCGAGGTCGCCGTCATTCGTAACGGTAAAGTCTGCCGAAAACCCATCGAGCGCCGTCTCCGTGCCGTGCGTAAGGTCGCGGAGATTAAAGCGGTCGCCTGACTTAATGGCGCGTTGAATGCGGAGGGCTTCCGGTGCTTCAACGCGGATGAGGACGTAGCCGGCGGATTTCAACCGTACAGCCTCGTTTAACTGACGCGTGTCGGTGATAACTGCGGGAACATTATCGGGATCGCTAAACGATAACTTATGCGCGTCTACATTCTCGAAACAAGCGTCAACCCATACGCCTTCTCCGTAATATTCCCGCATGAGCTGTCCGTGCATTTGATAACCGACGCGCGGTTTAGGATTGCGCGGAATCTCGCGGTAACGGCGGTGGAAGTCGCGCTTAAGCTCGTCGCCGAAAGCGAACGCTGTGTATCCGTATTTTGACGCGAGATAGTCGGCCGCGGTGTCCTTGCCCGAACGAAGGCGTCCGATTAATCCGATGTTAGGTAGCGCGGTCATTACGCCACCTCCTTCCGCGGCTCTGCGCTGTCTGATTCAGCTTCGCTTACACGGGAGTCATCAATTACGGATAAGTCGTGCTCAAACGCCCAAACGCATCCGTCATCACGTGTTGCTCTATCGCTTCGGTAAAGTACGCCATCCACGAGGTTAACAACGGGTCCGATCGATCCGTAAGCGTACGCAGAATCTCCGGTTGCTTTAACGATATCCCCAACGCGAACCTCCGTAGGCTGAGGCGCGCTAACGTACTCTTCCGGAATCTCCAAGCCAAGCGCACGTCTCAGCGCAATCGCTTTTCCGATCCACACGTTAAATACGTCGCCTGGCGCACATTTAGCGATGCCGCGCGTAATATGACCGTCGGCAGTACAACGGATAACTGCGACTACCGTACGCTTATCGCGATTAACAACGTACTCAACCGTGTGCATCGGAAGATAATCCGTCGACTTGCCTACGTGAGGCCAGAAATTAACGAAATCATTCGGAATTTTCGTTCCTTCAAACTTACGCAAGTCCGCCACGTCCTCCTTCGCGCGCTTAACGATGTCATCACGCTTTTTCTGGCGCGCTTCCTTCGCACGTTGTTTCAAAACTGCGGACACTTCCGCAACTGTTACCGAAGTTGCTTTCGTGGCCTTAGCGAACGTATCTGCAGCTTCCTGCGCCTTTACTCCTAAATCGGATAAGCGCGGAGCAGTAGGCGCAATCTCCAACGCCGCCACACGTTTCTCAAGCGTAGTTACTCGCGTCGTCAATTTTGCGATAATCTCGACCGCTTGGTCAGGCGCGGGCTTGGCGGAGAGAGGTTCGGTTTCTGCGGTTTCGAGCGGTTCGAGTACGCGGTAATGTCCGTCGATTGCATTGTTACCGTTACGGAGACCCGCCGCAGGGAAAGCCCAGTCAACGTCCTCGACAACGAACACTTTACCGATGCTGAACGTCGCCTTCTCTCCCGTAACAATCACGCGCTCGCCCACCTCGGCTTTCCGATCGATCATGCGGAAGCGGGCGCCATCGATGCGGAGGATGTCGGTAGGTTCGAGCGTGAGATAGACGTACCCACCGTTTCCGCGTCCGGAGATGTAATGAGGACTTCCGTGTCCATCTCTTTTCCCTTCGAATTGCTCGGCTCCGCCCTTACTAGCGCGAACCTTGAGGATTTCACCGTTCAGGCCGTGCACATAATCGTACATTTTAACGAGCTCACCAACGTCAGCCTTCCGTTTAACCTCGCGATAATCACGCTCAACTCCGCCCAGGCTTTCGTCTTTCAATACGGTAACTCCGGTAATCTCTTCGTCCAAGATACGCAGCCCCTTTTCTCCGAATGTGTGGCGCTCTCCGTTCGCAAACTCTACGATAAATACGCGCTGACCGTCGTGAATGACCATTTCCCCGCGTTCATCAACGGATGACAGAATCGTTACTACATCGTCTTTTCGCGGGAAGCTACGTTTGTCTTGTTTCATAGGAACAGCCGCGTCAGGGTATCCGAGTCGATTAGCTAATTCCTGGAACGACGTCCAACGATGTCCGCTTTCTGTGATTACCGCTTTTCTTCCGTCAATTTTACGCATATACAAATCCGCTCCCTTATCGTTTAGTTTTCGATTTTAACGCGTACTTCCTGGCGGCCGAATTGGCGCGCTTCTTTCTCCGTTGCGAATAATACGTCGAGCTTGTGTCCTTTAATCGCGCCGCCCGTATCTTCCGCAATCGCTGCGATCTCCGTTCCGTCTGCCAAACGGATCGTAAGCGGAGTATGCAGCGGGATCACGCGCTTATCAACGGCCACGACGCGGCGTCCTTCGTGAGTGATCGTGTTACGTACGTCGAGCTCCGTATAAGTGAAACCGGTGCAACCTTCGGAACACATCGCAATATAAGCGGTAGCTTCATACGTTTGCCATACGTCCTTTTTCGCAGATTTGCCTGTTACCTGCGAAGATGAAGCGGTAGGTTGGGGTGGAGAATCCGGTTCCTTATTCGGTGGGATACCGTTGATTGCGGCCATTCCGATTGACATTGCGATGATGATTTGCGCGATTATACTTAGCGAGATTAATCCGCCTCCTGTCCACCGAAATGTGCGTCAATCTTAGCGATGAGAGATGCGCGGGCTTCGGCTGGCGTGATTTTAGTGAGTGCGGCTGGCGAGAACCATTCGTATCCTTCCGACGTAACGCTCTCACCGCGAAGTACGTAGGTGTGACGCTGATCATCAATACGCGTAATGATTACGATGTCACCTTCGTTAAAATTATCGACTGACGAGATATCCGTAACCCGCGCATAATCTCCGACTTTAAGGCGCGATTCCTCGGCGAGCTGCGCTTCGAGTTGCGCGATTTCGGCCGTGAGAGTTGCGAGTTGATCGCGCTTGGTTGCGAGACTTTCGGAAAGAGGCGGAACTTTGCGGAATAGCGTATCGTTATCACTATCGTACGACCAGTAGTCACCGTCCTCATCCGCAAATTCCAAGTCGTGATCTAAGATATCGTAAGTGCCTGCTGGAAGGAACGAATACCCTGTGTCATGACGTACGATATCCCCAGCGGCTGCTTGAACGCTCTCGTGCTGCGCTTCGTAGTACTCTCCGTTGAACTCTATAAAGCCTTCTCCGCGTTCTTTAACTCCGGTAAGTTGTGCCATTTAATCCGCTCCTTTACGTTGTTATACGTCGTATTCGTAAAAACTAAGCTCGCGTAACTCTTCGATCAATAGCGTCCGTTCACGCGTATTTACGTTGACATATTCCGCCACGATCTCGCCGGTGATTTCGCCTGAGCGCGCCATTTCCGTATAGCGTTCGAGGAGGGAAACGAGTTCCATCTGCGCGATTGATTCCGGAGTTGGACGCGGTACGAACGGGAGGACTTCGGCTAGGCGGCGTGGTTCTTGCTTCCGCTTCGCGTATATTTCGTCAAGCATCCCGCGCATCTTGGCGATTACCTCCTCCGCCTCGCCTACGCTAAGCTCAATAGAATCAATCGTTGTTAATCCCGTTTGAATATAGAAGACCGGTGCCTCCGCACTTGTTTCCATCGCGTTAATTGACGATTCAATATCCGCGTAGTTCCATTCCACCGTAGCATTGGTCATTTACGCATTCTCCTTTCGTATTAGACCGCGACCGGCGCTCTAATTCCCGGATGCGGATCGTAACCTTCAAGCGTGATATCTTCGAATGTGAACGCGTCGATATCGGTAATCTCCGGATTCAGGCGAAGTGTCGGCAGCGGCTTGTAATCGCGTCCTAATTGCGTCTCGACTTGCGTAAGATGATTCGTGTAAATGTGCGCGTCACCAATCGTATGAACGAACTCACCGACTTTTAATCCGGTAACTTGCGCAATCATATGTGTCAGAAGCGCGTAGCTTGCGATATTGAACGGAACGCCGAGGAATACGTCAGCCGACCGTTGATACAATTGACACGAAAGCTTTCCGTTAGCTACGTAGAATTGAAATGCGAAGTGACACGGTGGGAGCGCCATATGCGGAAGCTCTCCGACATTCCACGCGGACACTAGCAAGCGACGGCTGTCCGGATTCGTACGTATTTGTTCGATGACGTCTGCGATCTGATCTATCGTATGATAACCGTTGCGATCGTCCGCCGTCTCAATCCAGCTACGCCATTGCTCTCCGTATACGGGACCGAGATTACCGCGCTCATCCGCCCACTCATCCCAAATACTTACGCCGTTCTCACGCAAGTAACGAACGTTGGTATCTCCGCTCAGGAACCAGAGGAGTTCGTACGCGACGGATCGCCAGTGTACGCGTTTAGTCGTTATTAACGGAAATACTTCCGCGAGGTTAAAGCGCATCTGGTAGCCGAAAGTCGATAACGTTCCTGTTCCGGTGCGATCCGATTTCTCAACGCCGTTAGCAAGAATATGTCGGAGTAGATCGTGGTATTGTTTCAATTCGCGTCATCCTTTCGGTGATAATGTTTGTGAATCGTTACAACGTTAAATCCGTGAACACATAGCGATAGTGAGATACCTCCCGCAAGTATCATCGCGGCGAATCCGAGAAAGTCTCCGTTAATACTCAACTAGCGTCAACTCCTATCGTATAATCGTCCGGACTAGTAGCCCGACCCAAAAAGTTGTACAGTATACGGTGATGATTGCGTAGGTATAACGTTTAGTCATTCGCTCACTCCTGTATGTCCGAATCCGCCATCTCCACGCTCCGTAACGTCAAGATCCGCTACCTCTTCGAAGGATGCACGTAATACTGGCGAGAGTACGCCCTGAGTAATGCGGTCACCTTTACGTATCCAGTACGTATCTTTAATGATAGCGTCAGAAGTATCGCAACCTTCCGGTTCATCTAGTGTCATATTTCCGTCAACTAGACTGAAACAAAACGTTGCTTCTGCGTACACTTCATCGGTTATAATGTCGTATGACTTTTGCGCAACGTTATCGACGAGCACAGCAACCTCTCCGCGATAGTCGGCGTCAACCGTACCTGGCGAGTTAGCTACGCGAAGCTTCGTCTTAAACGTAACTCCCGAACGCGGCCGGATTTGGATTTCGTAGCCCGGCGGAATCTGTACCGCGAATCCGAGCGGAACTTTTGCCGTTTCTCCTGGCGCGATAATTACGTCCTCCACCGCGACTAAATCGAAGCCGGCGGCCATTTCCGTCGCATACTGCGGAATCATAGCGTCCGGATGCAGGCGCTTGAATTTTACGATGATTGCGTTCAAATACGATCACCCCTTCGTTATAGTAACGTCCACACCGCGACCAATCCCGCAACCACTATCGCAATCGCCGCCCAATCACGCGCAGCCTGTTCGCGTTCAATGCGTTCGGCTGGCGCTGTCTTAACGCTGTAGCCGGTCGGCGTGCGTTCAAATTTATACGCCATAATTGCGCCTCCTTAGTAGTCGTATTCGTAGCTGATCGTTACTCTGTCTCCAGACATTACCGCATACACGTTTCGGTGTGAGTCGCCGTCTACGTCCCTTACGCAAACCTACGCGTCATCCGGGAAGCGGTCGATTAATTCAATTAACTCCGCTTTAGTCATTCGCTCACCTCCCGTTCCTTAATTACGTAGATTGCGCCGCGCTGTTCGATAACTTCGTACTTAACCGCGTCGATAACGTGTCCGGGGCGGAGGGTGACTTCGTGACGTATGGGTTCATTTGCGTTAAAGAGCGCGATCATTCCGACTAATATCATGAGTAACCCGAAGATAGCCGCAGGTGCTTCGGTTACAACGACTCCTGCAATTAGAAGGATGAATCCAAGTGCACAAGCCAAAATTCCGAGAAGGATAAGTGCTACGTCAGTTCCGCCGCCGTACGTGTTCAATACGTCCATTACACGTTCACCTCCGTTGTTAGATTACGCGGCATCTTCGTAGACAGCGTCGGTGTCGTCGATGATTGCGTATTGCTTGCTTCCAACCCAACCGCCCTCGAACGTTGCGAACGCGTTATCTCCGTAACCTATTCCGTCGCATTCTCGGCGTCTTTTTGTGAGCGTCAATGTACAGCCGATATTGTATCCGGTAAGCTTAAGTACTTTCATACCAGTGCGGGCTTCGGCGGGCTTTGGCGCATTCACAAACGCATCCGTCAACGTCAGGCCGAGCGCACGTTCAGCCGCGATTGCCTTGCCAATGTCTGCGTTGAATACGTCGTCAGGCGCACACTTTGCGATGCCAACTGCGGCCGGTTTTCCTCCGCGTATATCTCCGTAACGTGCGAGTGCTGTCACCGTTCGTTTATCGCGGTTTACGTGAAACTCTACGTTATAGTACACGTAGGCGAAGATACCTTGCGTCAAACTTGCGCTAGTACTCTCGCCAATCCGCTCCAACTCCGCGACCCTTTCGCGAGCCATCTCGATAACCTTGGCGCGGGTTAACGGAACTGATTGCGGCTCCTCTACGACTTCCTCCGCGCTATCAACCGGTTCGAGCTCCGCCAAGTAGCTGCGTACGGCCGGCGCATTGTCACGGATGAATTGCGCGAAGAGATCCGGGAGGTTAGCGGTTGTTGGCGCAGGAGCTGCGATCGGTTCGAGGACTACGTATTCCTTATCGTTAACAAAAGCGACACCTCCGCTATTCCAATTACGATTGACTCTAACCGCGCGACCGTAGACACTCTCTCCCGCGATTAATACGTCACCGTTTGCGTAAACTGGCGGCTCGCCTGCGTAACCTGCGTTAACGATCTTAATACGCTCACCTGCGTTGGCTTTGCGTTGAACCTCTCTTACGAGCGGTTTTGGCTCTTCGCGGTACGTTTGAGTTGCGTTGGACATCGTATCATCTCCGTTTCGTTTTGTTGTCTTGCGGCCTTACATAATATATAAGGACACGAATTGCGCAGATTGGGACATCGCAGATAAAAAAATAACGGAGCAGCCCGAAGGCCCTCCGTTAATGACCGCTTATAGATCGTCGAATCCGTTATCTTCCGATACCTTCCCGTAGTTACGCGATTTCCCCTCGAAGAAATCCGTCTTCGTTGCGTTAAGCGCATCGTCAGAGAACGGTTTAATCCACGGCATGCAATTTACGTCAACGCCTTCGTACGCGTTGCCAAATCCGAGCATACGGAGGCGGCGATTCGCAATGTGGCGAATATATTCGGATAACTCCGCTAAGTCGATGCCGCGCACGTTAGCCAGCGTATAATGCGCCCAGTTGGTTTCGAGTTCGACGGCGCGGTCGATCGTTGCGTATACGTAGTCGCGGTTAGCCTGCGTATCGAGCTCCGGGAAATCTGCGAGAAGCTGCTTGAACACTTCCGCGAAGAAATAGCAGTGTTGGTTCTCGTCGCGCTGAATATATGACACCATCTGTGAGGTTGCTATCATCTTTTGGTCGCGCGCCAGGTTATAGAAGAACGCGAATGTACTGTAGAAGAAGATACCTTCGAGGATGAGGTCGGCAACCATCGCTTTAAAGAACGTTTGCGGCGACGGATTATCACGGAACTCCTGGTAAATGTCCGCAATAAACGTGTTCCGTTCGAGTAGCACCGGATCATGCTTCCAGTATTCGAATATCTCGCGCTGTTCCTGATCGGAGACTAACGATGACAATACGTACGAGTACGATTGGTTATGGACGACTTCTTGTTGCGCGATGATTGCGGAAATGGCTTCGAGTGAGCTATCCGTAAAGTAGCGTTTTACGTCGCCTACGAACGCGGTCTGCATCGAATCGAGAACGGCGAGCAGCGAAATGTTTATCTTAAACGTGCGCCGTTCTTCCGGATCAAGTTGCGCGAATTGCTGTGCGTCCTTACTCATCGGAATTTCATCCGCGATCCAATGGTTGAGTAGCAGCACTTTGTACAATTTATACATATGCGGCATCCGGATATCGTTCCAGTTAAGAATGCCGGAGTTTTCGCCTTCGATAATGCGCGTAGACTTGTTCGGTGCTTCCGTGTCAAAGATACGTTGAATTTTCAAATGATCACGCTCCCCATTCGTATATGTTAAACGTAAAGCTAGCGCCTCAATTAAGAAGCGCAGGATTCACACTCAGCGATAGTCAACGCGCGGCTCCGGACGTAATAAGTCGATTTTAGCCCGCTTCTCCACGCGTCCATATGTAGCTCAAGGAACGCGGTCGCCTTAATATCCGGAGTTACGTAAAGGTTGAACGATTGGCCTTGGTCGACGTGACGCTGACGTGCGGACGCCATCCGTATAGACGCGTGCTGATCTACGAGAAATGCGGTCTTATAGTACCAGATCGTTTTGTCGGACAGATCCGGAGCCGGATTCGCAATTTTATACGTCGTCTTCTCTTCGTACGATAACAACTCGTATAACGGATCGATGCTCGCGGTAGAGCCTGCGATGATGGACGTTGAGCCATTCGGAGCGATCGCGAATAAGTAACCGTTGCGGATTCCGTGCTGTACGACCTGCAGCGTTAATTCCGCCCACTCTTCGTCTACATATCCGCGCTTGGCGAAGTACTCTCCGCTGTGCCAATCGGAGCCCTCGAACGCAGGATATGCGCCTTTCTCTTTCGCGAGGTCTGCGCTGGCTTTGACCGCGAGATAGTTGATACGTTCATATAACGCGTCATTATAAGCGACAGCTTCGTCCGATTCCCAACGGATACCTTTTAGCGCGAGTAAGTGGTGGAGTCCGAATGTACCGAGGCCGACCGCGCGATACGTCTGATTCGTATGTTGTGCCTGCAGAATCTCGATGTTGTTGATATCGATTACGTTATCTAACATGCGGACTTGAATCGGGACTAGGCGGTCAAGTATGTCGTCCATTACGGCGCGCGCCAAGTGAATCGAGTTCAAGTTGCATACGACGAAGTCGCCCGGAATCTTCGTAATCACAATACGTGTCTGCCCGTCCTTCGTAACGAGTGTTTCCGACTCAACTACGGTCGGCGACTGGTTCTGCATTATCTCCGTACACAAGTTCGAGCTGTAAACCATGCCGAGGTGACTATTCGGATTCGCGCGGTTAACTGTATCGCGGTAGAACATATACGGAGTTCCCGTCTCTAACTGCGATTTCATTACGCGTTTCATGATGTCGATCGCGGGCACGGTAATCCGCGGCAATAACGGATGTGCAACGGCTTCGGCGTATTTATCGCGGAATGAACCGGCACCGCGCTCCTCATCGTAGAAATCTTCGAGGCTCCATCCGAATGTCTTGCGGACTTCGTGCGGACAGAACAACGACCAGTCTCCGCGCGCCTCAACGGTTTCCATAAATAAATCCGGAATACAAACGCCGTGGAAGATATCGTGCGCACGCATTCGCTCATCACCGTTATTCAGCTTAAGGTCAAGGAACGCGAGAATATCCTTGTGGAACACGTCGAGATAGACGGCAATCGCGCCTTTACGCGTTCCGAGTTGGTCTACGCTGACCGCCGTATTATTAAGCTGACGAATCCACGGAACGACGCCGCTTGACGTATTCTTATGACCGCGAATATCCGATCCTCTTGCGCGAACCTTTCCGAGGTATACGCCGATTCCGCCGCCCATTTTCGATAAGCGCGCCACGTCCGTATTAGAATCGAAGATTCCTTCGAGCGAATCGTCAACGGTATCAATGAAGCATGACGATAACTGTCCGCCTGTCGCCTTGCCCGCGTTTGATAGCGTAGGAGTCGCCGCCGTCATATACAGATTAGACATCGCCCAGTACGCCTCTTTCGCTAGTTCAACGCGCTTGTCGGCGGGCTCTTGATGCATTAGGAACATCGCGATAATCATATAGCGCTCTTGCGGAAGCTCCATTACGCGTCCATCGAAATCGTGCGTAAGATAACGTTCCTGCAGCGTAAGCAACCCGATGTAATCGAATAGTAAATCGCGCGTCGGATCGATCTCTGCGCCGAGCTCTTCGATTTGCTCACGCGTATATGCTTCCGTTAGCTCCGCTCGGTAAAGTCCACGCGCCACCATATCGGTAACTAACGGATAAAATGCGCCATACGGGCGATCGACGTACGCTTTATACCGGCGATTATACGCGGCCTTCTTGTACAATGACGTAAGCAATCCGCGAGCCGCTGCGTATTTCCATTCCGGCTCCTCTTTCGTTACGAGTTCCAGCGCACTCATAATGAACGCCTGGCTCACGTCCTCACCGGAAACCGTTGACTGGCGGAGCTTGCCTGTTACTCCGCGTAAGAGAACCGTTTTGTCTACGCCGTTAAGTCCGGCAAGGATACGGTCGGCATACGTAGATAGGCGCGCTGGATCAAACGTCAAGGTACGGTTATTAGGCTTCGTTACTGTTTGCGGTGTCATTATGCGCATTCATCTCCGTTTCGTATATTCGTTGTTTAGCGTCGTATAATCTCCGTTCATATTTATCCGCAAGCCCTCGGTAGACCATGACGGACCGTTCGAGGGCCGCGATTTCCTGGCGTTGGTGAGCGGCGAGGCGTGCGGAAAGTTCGCTGCTCATTCGAAGTCTTCGTCCGTATACGCATCAAGACGCGGCGGGTGTAGGTAATTTCGGTCTTCGCAATAAGTTTCGTACGCTGCGTCCGTTAATCGTTTACGTTCAACTTTCGCGAAGTTGTATTCCGTCATTAATTCGTAGAGCCTATCCGGAATTTCGTGTTCATCGTTGCAATGAACGTCTTGCTCCAACCTTCCGTTAACGTAGAATCCGGTACTTGCGTCATAACCCGTATCAACAACCGTAAGAATGTCCGTTTTCATGTTTGCAGCCTCCTCGGTTAATGTTGGTCACATCTAACACCTCATCATTTGCGAGAGACCGCGTCAGATACAATGGCGACTAGTGCTATGACTGCGACAATTGAAAGGAGGAGCGCAATCCCGCCCCAGAAAGGCAACGTCACCCACCACCAGGACCACGTGATTACTCCCGTCAGTTTTAGCGTTACGAATACTAATCCAAGAAGTCCGAATATTCCGATCCCACCGTTGTTATTTACGCTGCCGTTGTTTTGTTTACTCATGCCGCATCTGCCTCCGTATCGATTAGATTTTCACGTATCAAGTACGCCAGAATTACCGCACACGCATCGCTGTCATCGTAACCGGCCGCGAACTTGTAATCGGATGGAAGGCGTAGGTATTTCCGCACGCCCTCCGCGACATCTTTCTTCTCCGCTTTACCGTTGCCCGCTACGAGCTTCTTAACGGTAGTTGGCGCAAGGACCGGCTTGACTTCGTGGACTACATAACCAAACGAATGAAGGGCGCGATCAGCCGCCGCCCATGCGTTAAATATCGTTTGAGTAGCGCGTTTATTTCGGCCAGCCGTAAAGTCCTCGCGCAGTATAACGTCGAACGGTCGATGTGCGTAAACTTGGTGCGCGATGAACGATTCGACTACGACTGAGCGCGTTGCGTCGTTGATATCCGTATCCGTTGCGACTGACCCTGCGTATACAAGCGTTGGTATGCGTTCTTTAACGTCAATGACCGCGAGGCCGGGTGATAACGACAAGTCGAGACCGAGATACCGTTTAGGCTGCGCTTTTGATTTCGCTATTTCCGTCACCTCCTATCGCGTCAAGCACCGCGGTGAGTTCGTCAACGAAACGTCCTTCTCCGTCATATCCTTGGCCGAGGCGTCCCTTTTCGATGCGGTGACGTAAAACCTCTACGTTAGTTTCCTCCGGACTCCACTGTCCCTCAAGTCCGTAACATGAACAATGTCCACCGTTAACTTCGTAGAGCTTTCCGTCCTTATTATCGCGGTAGAGGACAAACGCACTTCCTTCATACCAAACGTACGTATAACATGCGAGGAGGATTTCAATACCTTCCGGTTCCTGTACGTCAAAGTCCCGATATACTTTGTCCGCGCTATCCCAATCTTCTAGGTAAATTCCGCTCATAATTACGCAGCCTCCTTCGCGTCTTCTTCCGCCCTAATCCGTTCAATATCCGCTAACGCCTCCGCAGGTCCACGCTTCTTCCAGTCCGGCAGACTTGACCGCATCAATGCGCTAACCTTGCGTTGCAACAGTTCCAACTCACCCTCCGTCAGAGATAGCGCGATTGTCCGTTTGAAGTCGTTGAATGTCCACTTATCGAGATCCGGAAGAGGTGCGTTCCCTTCCGCTGCATTTTCGATAATCTCCGCGAAGTCGTCCAGGATCTCACCGCGCATCGCATCCGTAATATGCAGGCCGAACGCCGCAATGTCCGGATACTTCTCGATATCCGCGTCAGGCATCGCCCACGCCTTCTTACTCGCGTTAACGTAGAGGATTACGTAATAGTCGACGTCATACATGATCGAATAGCAGACGCATTGTTTAACGTGATCCTCCTTAGCGCCGTTCCGCGTAGAGTAACCGGATGTTGCGGAATACGTACCTTGCTTCGATTTGATTTCGAGGCCGACGCGAATTTCACGGCCAAGCTCCGGTACATAAACGCGCATGATTCCGTCACAGGTACCATAAAGCGCGAATGTTTGACCGTTATGATTAACGATGTGGCCGCGTTTAGCGAAGTCCTCGAATACCGGCTCGCCGCGTTCGTTACGGTCGAAGGAGAAGCGCGGATTCTCTCCGTATTGTCGTGCGTAATGTTTCTCCGCGAATAGAATATCGCGCTGAATGACATCGCCAATCGCCGTTCCTATCCGTACCCAGCGACCTTGATGCGCAGGCCGATCGGAGGACTCACGCTTAGCGCCGCGCATCTTTTCGTAAAGGCCGCGTGCGTCGGAGTTTGCGGAGCTTGGCGAGAAGTACGGAATGCCTCGCGGTGGCCATACTTTGCGTGATTTGTCCGTGAGGATATCCGCGTAAAGCTTGTGAATCTGCGCGTCGAGAGCGTCGTCGTACACTTCTGGCGCGGAATGCCATGCGTTAAGCTCTTTCGTAAATTGCTCCGCGATCCTATTTGCGATTAGTTGGTTATCCGTAATTTAAACCGCCTCCTTAGTTTTTGTAATCGTCCGCACAATCGCGCCAGGCGGCGTATAAGTCAGCGGCCGTTCCGCGCTATCAACGACGACGTTGCGGTATGTGATTCCGTTAACTTCCGCCTTCTCTCGGAGCACGGCGTAAAGCTGCAGCGTAGCCTCCACGTCATTCATTGCGCGGTGATGTCCGTTAAGCGTGATTCCGTAACGCTCACATGTCGGCGCGAGGCTTGCGTTCTCATTCGGATCGATTAAGCGGGACATGGCGCGAGTGCAGGCGAAACTTTCCGCCTCAAAGTCGATCTCAGGCCGGTCCAAGAACGAAAGGTCAAACGGAGCATTCTGCGCAACAACCGTACTAGACCCAACGAACCAATCAAACGAGATCAACGCGCTTACGGGATGCGGCGCACCGCGTAAATCCTCCGTCTTAATTCCGGTAAGTTTCGTGATAAACTTCGGAACCTCAACGCCGTCCGGCAACGCAACGTACGTCTGGAAGCGCCCAATCTCACGGATATAACCGCCCGGCCCAACTTCCGCACGGATGGCGGCGATTTCCGTAATGTGATCGGTGAGCGGATTGAGTCCGGTTGTTTCGATGTCAATAACGGTTACGATTTCGTTCATACTCACGCGCTCCTTCCGTAGACGTATTCGATTCTAACGACTTCCTTCGGCGCAACTTCGTCAATGGTTACGGAGAAGTCCATACCGTCCTGCATCTCAGTTGCGGGAACCTCGCGGCCGATTTGGAAATACGCGACCTTGCCGTCATCTTGCATAACCTTATATACGTCCGTCTTGTAATTCGTCCAGCGGCCGCCATCTTCAAACGTAGAGTCCACGTTTTCGACCGCGTAGCCTTCTGGTTTGTAATCATCAAGGACGTTATCTACGCTTTCATGCGTCTCATCCCACGCTTCCCCTTCATATCCTTCTCCGATTAATTTGCGTAGCATCTCAATAACGTTCTCCATTTACGCAGCCTCCTTTTGTTTGAACCAGTCTTCCGGCGTCATCCCTTTGCCCCAACGTTTCATAATCGCAATATCCGTTCCGTTAGCTACCGTTCCCCACGCGTAAGACTGCGTCATGATTCGTTCGATTACCGCGATGTCTTCACGCGTAAAGTCTTCTGGAATCTCGAATACGAGCTCGTCATGGATCGTTCCCCAAAGCGCCCAACCTTCGCGCTTCTTACACTCCTCATGCGCTCGAATCATCGTGACCTTCGTTTGGATCGCGGAGCTTCCTTGTACGCGTGCATTCGTTCCCTGTCGCATCGCGCGGTTAATCTTAGCGTTGTGCTTGCGGTTCTCTTCGTAGCGCGGATCGTTCCATTTGCCGAACGGGATTTCCTTGCGTTTGAGCTTTCCGTCAGGTAAGCGCCGTTTACGTTGCTGCTTATCCGCCCACACAAATCCGTACTTGGCGACGTGTTCTTCGTTCTCCTTGAGCCACGCGCTAAGCTTCGGCATACCGGCGAACAACTCTTCTTTAAACGCAGTCGCTTCCGGTTTCTTTAGGCCGAGCATATCCGCGAGTGAAAAGTCGCTCATTCCGTATAACGTCGCGAGCCATACGACCTTCATCGCCTTACGTTCAGGCGTATCCTCTCCGCTCGGCAACTTATTGACTTCGTGGTACGGGCGCTTGTAATACATGCTCGCCATGTTTGCATACGGATCGATTCCCTTTTCGAATGCTTCGATTAAAACGGGCTCGCCGGATAAATACGCCGTACACCGAATCTCTTGCGCCTTAAAGTCCGCGGAGACGAGTACCTTACCCGGAGGAGCTACGAACATTTTACGCGCATCCTCCGGCTGGTTTTGAACATTGAATTGATTGGAATCCGCAGCCTCTTCGTCCTTACCGGAACTGAAACGTCCTGTAACGGTGCCGATCGGATTGAAGCGTGAGTGCCAGCGTTTAGTCGTCGGATTCTGTTTCGTTGGAAGCGCGTCAATGTACGTTCCGCTGAGCTTCGTTATCTTCCGGTACTCCAGGAGATCCGCGATAACTTCGAAATCACGCGCCATCGGCTTAAGCGTCTTCTTCGCGTCCATGTTCGGAAGTTCCTTACCGATCTCTTTAGACAGCGCGGCCTTCATTTGCGGACCAGAGTTAAGGTTAAGTTCCGCGTCTCCTTCGTGATGTTTCGATAGGACTCCGATGAGCTTGGCGTGAAGCTCTTTTGCACGCGTGGCTAATTGCTCACCGTACTCTTTCGCGAAGTCCAAATCGAGAATATAACCATTCGCTTCCATCTCAACGATTACGTACAGCAACGGAACTTCGACCGTGCGGAAGTATTCGAGAACCGTCGGCATCTGCGTAAAGTGGACGTACTGGAACTGGTATAACTGCCAGGTTAAATCAGTATCCTTGCCCGCATATACCAACGCAATGTCGAGCGTGATCTCGTTGAACGGTGTCTTTCCGAATAATTCCGCGAATGTATCCGATTCAACTCCGAGATATTTTGGCGCGAGGTCTTTCAATCGGAATGACGGTTCGTTTTCGTTGAGTAAGTGCATCGCGACCATCGTATCCCAAGTAACTCCGCGCAGATCGTAGTCGTGACGTCGGAACATCGCAATATCGAATATTGCGTTATGGAGAACCTTGCCGATACCTTCGTCGTACAGGAATCCGCGCAATTCGGACAATACGTAATCACGCGAAAGTTGCTCGCCCTCATCGTGCTGCACCGGAATATATACGTGAATTCCTTTTTCGGCTAGTGGCGGAATACTTACGGACGGCAACGTTAGCGATATGCCGACGATCACATCCGTATAAACATCTACGCCTGTTGTCTCCGTATCGACAGCTACTTCTGTCTGCTCACCTAACCTTTCGATTAGCCGCGCCAACAGCTTCTCGTTAGTGATGAGGAAATAATTGCGCGGAGTCTTCTCGACCATTTCGCGTAACGTCTTTTCCCGTAACATTACACGCAGATCGTTGTAGATGCGGAGAGCTTCCGCTTTGCTGAACCGCTTGCCGACGCCGGACGGATGTCTGCCTGTTACACCCGTCTCCATGGCGTCCTTAACCGCAAGCAACTTTTCGGTATCCGAATCGCTATTCTTCATCGCAAGTATGCGTACCCACGCGTCCTCTATCGTTTCCTGCACCGCCTTCTTCCGTTTAGTCGCGTCGGCCACCCGTTCGGCGGCTCCGTCATCTACAGGCGGCCGTAAGTTTAACGTTAATTTTGGCGCGATAATGCGTCACTCCTTTCGTTTGAGTCTACGCGGCTGGCGCTTATGCGGCGTTCACCTCCTCCGTAGCGCGGTCGAAGCGTTGTTCTACTGGGAGGTCAAGCGCGTGATGATCTTCTTCGACAACTCGCGCATACTCTCCGACTTTCAGACGCTCAGGTTGCGCAGGCTCCACGTCCTTCGTTACCGGTTCGAGTACGACGTATTCGGAATAAAATACGCAGGTACTCGGCTCTTCTATCGTATCAATACGAACGTCACCATCCCCCGCATCCCCTGTTACAACGAAGGTATCCCCGTTTACGTAGCGTCTTTCCCAATTGAGCTTCTCGACGATCTTAATTCGCTCGCCCACCGCTGCTTCCCGTTTAACTTCGCGATACTCAACCGCCGCGCTATCCATTACCTTTTCGTAGACTTCGTAATCGCGGCCGCCAGCGTCATACTCATCGCCGTCATCGTCCGTAATACGAGGGTCACCGACTCTGTCAACGTAATTAACGACGTACAACTCTGATTCCGTCAGGTAGCTCGGTAAACTCTCATCCGTAAACTTAATCGCATCACCTCCGCGGACATCACGGTCAACTTTGCGCCATGTTGCGCTCTGGAACGTTACGGTGTCCGTAGCTGGTTCGGAGATTGGCGCGTAGACTTCGAAACTATATCCGTTAGTGTCGAAATCATCGTCGCCCTCGTCATCCGTAATCCGAGCATCACCGAAAGAGTCAATCCGATTCACCGCGTAGAAGCCTCCGTTTGTGATTTCTTCCGTCCCCTCCTCGTCGATAAACCGAATAATATCGCCCACCTGCGCCTTACGGTCAACCTTACGATATGCCGCGCCATCCACCGTTACTTCTACTGCCGGAATTACCACGTTAAGTTTCGCCATATTATAGATCGTTCTCCTTCGCGTGGGCTGCCCGTTAGAGCCTCCGCCCGGTCTTACTCGCTTCGGTCGTTTGACTCACGTTAGGCCGCCGCCAACAACTCCCGGTTAATCGCGATGGATAGCTCGATCCACCGTTCACTAGCGCGTGCCTCTGCGCACCAGTATTCGCCGCATAATCGATTCTCGAACATGAATACACGTGGCACTTCGCCGTCGACCGCCCAGACTCCAACGATATAGTCAGCGTCGGCCAGGTCGTAGTTGGTTCCGTTACCTTTCTTCGCGTAGACTACGAGGTCGCCGCCGCGATCCATACGTTGCCTCACCGTCTTAACCTGAATCTTCGCGTAATCACCCGTTAATGGATCACGCGCCAGGATATCGTAAGCTTCGTCCGTCTCCGCCTTGTGTACCGTCCATCCGTTAGCGAGCAGCGCAAGACGCGCCACCAGCTCCGAATACTTGCCCGTTGTTTCCGTTACATGAGCCAATTAATCGTCCTCCTTCGGAATAATTTCGTATGGTTACGCGATTAGAACGGGAGATCATCGTCACTGATATCGAGAGGCTTGCCGCTATCGGACGGAGCTGGCGCTGAGTTTGCGTTGGCACCGATCGAGAGTCCGAGTCGTCCGATATCAAAGCCCGCGATTACGAGGTTCTTCGTTTGCTCCTCTTCGTCAGCTACGTACAAGCACGTTTCAAATGCCGCGAAGTCAAATTCAGCATCCGCGAGTTTAGCGAAGTTCTTACGCTCCGGTTCCGCGAGGTCTTCGTCCATATCGATAATCGGAGAAAGCGCGACGACTGCGTTAGTGCCTTCGCCAGTCTTCGTAAGTTCGAACGCGATAGTGCCGAGTTTCTTCGCGTACTTCTCGATGACCGCCTTGAGCGTCTTCTCTTGTTTCGGTGACAAGTCGACTACGATATCCTTGCCGGTCGTCAGATCGAAGAATGAGCGGAGGAAACGTTGCTTACCGCGATACAGATACGCCTCGTCCGTGATCTTCTTGACCTCGGCTTCACTTGCGGCGGCCTTCTTCGCCTTGTCGGCTTCCGCGTAAAGGAGCGTTGCGGCTTCGTCCCATACCGTAGGGTTCGCGTCGATATAGCCGCGAGCATTACGTGTTGGCGGATTCTTTGGAACGAACGTGTTAACTTTTTTGTAGATGCTGTAGCCGTAGTACTCCGCGACATTGAATACGGACTTGACTCCGACTTTGAACGTACTACCGGATTTGAACGATACAATCGGGCTTTCTTGCGCGCCTCCGTCGTTGTTTGTTGCTGCCGCTGCTGCTTCGCCAACTTTTGTGAATAAACTCATTCGATCACGTTCCTTTTCGGTTTATTTCGAGCGGGGATTGCGCTATTAGATACGTGTGCACGCCGTATCGTTCGCGGCTTACTCTTCGCTTGTGCTAAACGGATCATTGTCCGCTCCTGTTCCACAAGTCCCACGCCCGCTGCACGGTACCGACCGGATACGTACGCTATCCCTGCGCTCTGCTAACGAAGCGGAGCGCATAGTTAATACCGCGCAGCCGACGTAGGTGTCGACTTGTAACGCTATTTTAATAGGAAATGACACGGTTTAAATCGCCGCCGCAAAGCTCTCGGATACCTTCAAAACATCCCGTCTCACGCGGTTAATGTCGCGTTCAATCTCTGTTATCCGCATAGTTAACGCGTTAACTCTTGCGTGGCATGCATTTCGCTTTGCGTCCGATCGCGCTCCGAGAGCCGCCGACCGTAGCTCGCAGACCTCCGTTTCCATCTGCGTTCGCAATTCGAGTAGTCGCCGTTCTTCCTGCAGGGCGCGCCGCTTATGTTTGCGAAGCTCTTTATCCGCGAGCTTTTCGATTACGCCGCGCCATTCACGTTGGACGGTCGCTTCACGAACGGTGATTACCGCGTTATCCGCAATTGCGACGAAGATTACGATTTTGCCGGAAGTATAGGCGCGGCGCATCTTGCCGGAGTCGTCCGGAATACATCCGATAAAGGACGCGGCATCAAGTTTCTGCGCAAGCCATGAGGAAACCTGCGTATCGCTTCCGCGGACATTAAATCGTTCACGGGCGCGCTTAATTGCGTGGGAAGTTGCCTACCATTTTAACGGAGTTTTCACGCGATCACCCGACCTCTCCGTAAATGGCGTGCGTCAATGTAGTCGGCGGCGTCTTCGTATTCGCGCACGCCTCCGTTGTAGCAAACGTCGGGATAGCGGCGGGACTGCGGAAAGATTTCGTTAAGAAAACGTGAAACTTCGTTGTTAGATGAACGTATATTTTTAGCAAGGGCGCGTTTCAAAGCGGCCACCTCCGGGTATAATAATGAATAGATAGCGTTGACAAGCGTTATCAACCGTGGTAACATGCTAATTGTGAGTTAAGCGCGTTACCAAGTATTTACAACATACATATCAAATACATATTGTTAAATTGTTAAGAAAGTATGATATACTCATTAGCGAACGAGGTCGGTCGGGCTTCGTGCCTGAAACTCCGACCGCCGTTCATTGCTAGATCGCGCACGCCAGCGCTTTCTGACAATCAGATCTGAATCTTGTGATGGACTTACGGTGCGATTCTGCTTTACCACCGAATAGGAGCGCCAACTCCTGAGCGGTCGCAGTAACGCTATGACCTGGTTCAGACCAAGCTTTCAAGATCGCCAACTTCTTCGAGTCGCCGGCCGCCAAGCCGGTGATTCTTTCGTTATACATTAAATCTTTATCGACGATCGCCAAATCGTCTTGTATTTCGAACTCCATGTATCCGTCGGTGTTTTCGTTATGTACCATCGACACCGTAACGTATTCATCCGCTTTTGTCTTCGTACTGTAACGTTTGGTAGTTCGACCCAGCCTGCGCTTAATGAAGTTAACTACGAGTTGTGGTAAGTCGCCTTTTTCAGCCTCGAACCTCATTACCGTTTCTTCGATGATCTTGAAGCATTCGTCTTCAAAATCCGCCTGGTTGAGTCGGTTACGGTTGTATTCCGACATTTGGTGAATCATCTTCTGAAAGTGGTATTTCACTTCCCACATTGCATCCGAGTCACCATTCTTAGCCTTAGTAGCTAAGTTATTCAGTTGTTGTTTATTCAACATTTATCAGCTCCTTGTTTTGGTTACATAATATATAAGGACACGAAACTTGGATATTGGGACATTGCTCTGAAATCTTTTTTTTATTCTTGTTGTTGGAGGGTTTTATGTATGAAGTCGGTAAGTGCCGACTTCGGGAGATACTTAAGTCCAAAAGGATGTCACAGGTAAGGTTGGCTGAACTTACTGGGTATAGTAAGCAACAGATAAACAACTGGATAAACCGTCAGCATAAAGTAGGTGTAATGGGATTAGAGGCCCTACGCACTATTGCCGAAGCTCTTAACCTAGACTCCCCTTATGAACTTTACGAAATGAAGAAAGTTCCGCCTAAAGTTCCGCGTTCTCCCGAAGAGGCTGCAAGCGATTAGTTCGCTTGTACCGACTAATAGTACACAGGTTTGTGTACTGCCTAATATTACATGATCTGACGATACGTGTCGATAGGATGTTGCATCCTTGCAAAAATATTTCTCCTAACCGCGCCGTCTACCGTACTCCTTACCGTTTCCTCATCGCCTACCTCATTCGCATCCTTCGCGTCGTCCGGCCACCTTACGTCATACAACTCGCAGTATCCGCGCAGTTTAGCCGCAACCTCTTCGCGTAGCTTTTCTCCCGCGCTGTCATTATCCGTACCGATCACGATTTCCTCAACGGGCGACATGCGCAGCATCTCCGCCTGAGCATCCGTAAACGTAGATCCGCCGACCGCAATCGCCGGTATTCCGCAGCTCCACAGATACAACGCGTCTGTTTCGCTCTCCACGATTACAACGCGGCTTACTTTTCGCGCATAAACGAGATGGATGCCATATATCATGTTACGGACAGGCGCGCCGCCCTTAGCGTACCAGAACGCTTTTGACCACGTAGCTCGCCACTTTGCGTTAATAGGTGCGCCGGTCGGATCGTGCCACGGCATGACTGCCGCATTCTTTTGCGCGTCGAATCCGCAATCAAACATGCGCTGAATCTCCGGATCAATTCCGCGTCCTGTAAGATACGGAACGGCAACGGTTGTATACGCGGAGATATCGATCGGCTTCGGACGTTTTGCGATTGTCGGCGGCTTTAACTTAACGCGCAGTTTAGGAGCGCCATCTTCCGTAGTTTCACCGCTGATTAATTCTTCGCGCGCCTCTTCGTATGTGAGGTTACGGAGGAACGCGTAAAGCTTGACGGGGCCTCCTCGCGCAAAGTCCGGATTGTTAGCGCCTGAGTCACGCCAGCAACCGAAGTCCGCCGAGTCTGGATTGGTGATTACGCTGAATGACGGCGTCTTATCATCGCGTAGACCGAACGGTGAGGATGCGTTAAGTCGGCCGCGACTATTCGGTTGTACGTTGCGCCAGTCGTACGTGTCTAATGCGGCTAAGAACGTGTCAACGTTTATGACATTAGTCAAGGTTTTGTCCTCCTTTCCTATTGCGACTGATACTCGTTTCGTGTATTATTGAGTTAGAAATACGCGAAATAAGATTTCGTGTCATCATCATAACGAAATAAAATTTCGCTGTCAATAACTTTCAGGAGGAAACATTATGGCTGAACTTAAAAATAAAATTAGAGAATTGCGGGAGGCTCGCGGCATGTCAACACAACAACTTGCCGATATCTTAGGCGTGAGTCAACGGCAGGTTCAGCTCTATGAAAAAGGTGAATCCGTTCCTAAAATTGAGGGACTTATTATATTAGCTGACTTATTTGGAGTATCCACTGATTACCTCCTTGGTCGCGAAGCGTAGGCGGCTAAAAACCGCTCACGCTCGCAAATTGCTCCGCCTGTCCTTTCGCATCCAACTCACGTACGACTCCGTAATTAGGCAGGTATACGATTTCAACGCGTGTATCCTCGCCGCCGTTACGTCCCTTTCCGAGTTCAATTACTCCGCGTCCTTCTTGCGCAAGTGTATCTATCCCGAATACGTTCGCTGCGTCCTCCAATATCGCTTTCGACTTCTTGATTCCTGCGCGCGGTGGTGGACTTAATTCTCGCGTACCGTCTTCGTTCTTTTCCTTCGCATCTTCCTCAGCCTGCGTAACTAAATGGATCACCGTTTTAGTCTGACCCGCAAGTCGTTTGAGCTTAACGGAAGTAGCCGCAACATCGCCGCCAGCTACGTGTGACGTGTTACGCTCGAAGTCCATCAAGTAAATCGGATCGACAACGACTACATCAGCGTCAATCTCCGCGATATCAACTTCAAGCTGCGCTATCGAACGTTGTGCAAAACTTTCGCTATCCGCCGCTCGTATAACGATTCGACCCGGCACCACTTCCGAAAGCATATCGACGAATGTCTCTAGTCCGCGCTCATAGCCGTCGTCCATAGTTCCCATCAGCATAGCGCGGTTATCGAAACCTACCGTATAATCCACGCCATCAATGCGCCTGATCGTATCGCTAATCCGTGCGCTAATCGACGAGTACGCACGCGCCATCCACTCGTACTCCGACATTTCTAGCGCCCATATTAGAACGTTCGCGCCTTGAAACGCGGCCTCAATCGCGTCCTCCATGACCATAACGGATTTACCGCGTCCGGATCTCGCGTACCATGCGTAAGTATTCCCGGAAAAGTAGCCGCCAATCTTCTCGTTTATCGTGCCGAACTTGCTGAGCCAAATAAGGAATGATGTGCCTGCTTTACGTGCGCGGAACTCCGTAAGAAATCGTTCGCCCGACGTGGAAATATCAGTCATCTTCGGAACACCCGTTCGTGTTTCCATTTTAATCCGCGCCAGCTTATCGGTCAAGCTATTAATGAAGGTTTCGGTGGGCAACGACTCGTAAGCCTGCTCAAACTCTGGGCTGTTAATATATTCCGCTAGCTCCCGCTTGCCTACCGCGTCCTTAAGTTGGCTCGCCAGATACTCGTATGCGTCCGTTACTTCCGGAATATACTTAATTTGCGGATTATTAGCGACAAATGTCGCAACTGACGGCGCCGCGCCTCCGTTATCTGCTGCGTAGTCGACTATAAAGTCATAGGCGGACTGTTCGTGGCGCGATGGAAAGTCCGATCGCTTAACGTTATATTTTGCGAGAGCCTGCGTAGACCCTTCGTCAATCAACTTAGATAGCAACTGCTGACCTGTAACTGCCATGATTTCCTTACACCTCCTGTTTTACACTGTGTCGGTACTTTCCGTCAAACCTCATATTAGGACAAAATTCCCTCTTGACAACAAAATATGGGTTCGACACTGATTCCAATTTACGTAATTAATTGGACGAATTTAGGTAAAATCGGGGTCAAAATATGATTGTCAATCATAATGTCAAGTCGTATTTTGTCGAACTGAATGCCAACCCTGTGAGCTCACTACATTGGCACCTCCCGAATACTCCCGAATGCTCCGTTTTTCGATTTCACGCGCTTCTTATCCCGCGGTGACTAATTCCGACAAACTCGCGCTCGATACATTGCGCACGCATCCGGTCAACGAGCCGCGGTGTGATTTCGCGAAACACCGTATTTAAGTCTTTCAGCGCAACGTTAGACGTAAATATCGTCACCAATTCGTTAGTCACGCGGTGGTTAATTATCGCGTGCAAATCTCCGCGAAATCCTTCCGTCACGTCACGTACGCCGATGTCGTCGAGCACCGCAAAAGGCGCAGATTTAGCGTGCTGCATTTGCGAGTAAAATTGGCGTGCTGCTGGCTCCGCAATGTCATCCGGTACTCTTGACCGGTTGAACTCGTTATAGAGCGTCTGCCACGCGTTTACATCGAGGAAATACGCCGGCCGATCGAGCGCTTGCCTGTTGCGCTGGATTGATCCGATATAATGACGTACGATGTATTCGCCGATAATTGCGGCCGCCGTCGTAGTCTTTCCGGTGCCTGGCGCGTCACTATAAAAATACAGCGATTTGATCGGCTCATCCGGCTCCACTTCGAATTGGCGCGCGAACGTCTTTACGTAAGCGTCCATCGCACGATAGAGGCCGGCCTGCCCTTCGCGTGCTGGTGAGTTGGCTAACGTTAAGCCGCGATATCCTGACGGTAGGTTTGCCGCGCCTACACGTCCGCCTGCGCCGTTTAAGCCGTGGTTAGCGATATAGCTCGGACATAACTTCGTACATTGCGCGCCGCCCGCTAACGAACAGTGCTGCGCGAGTATGCAGTTTTTAGCGTTGGACAATTGCGTCCCTCCTAACTGTAGCGTAATCTCGGTTTGCTTGCGGATGTTTAGCGGCTGATTTTCGGATGATTATCGTCGCCTTTTATTACTGTCCACATTCTGGATAAATCACCCGTTAAAATAAATCGATAATCTCATCGTCAGTCAACGGGTTGTTATCCGCACTATTACCGCAATACTCCGCCTGTTTAGATGCCCTCGCCTGTTCCGCGAGTACCTGCGGCATTATCCTCGGCAAGAGATACGCGATCAAAAATCCGGCCGTCAATTGCGGATACTGTGGCGATACTCGATGTTCCCGGAATGCTCGCGTTATTGTTTCGCGTAAGGCTTCCGCACCATATTGCGTTAGTGCGCGTTTGATTACGCCTTGTTCGAATGACCAGCCGCGCAGTGGAATGTACGTGTTCACTTCGTATTGCTCGCGGTTGAGATCGGCGACCATAGCGTGGACGGTCGGCGTTTTCCAGTGTTCAAGCGGAAGGTTGCGCCAGTCCTTGCGTTGGTCTGCGGTGATCTTCGGCTTCGGCGGCTTTTTAGCGCGTGGCATCTTCGCGACCTCCTTTAACGTCGAACACTTCGCAAAACTTATGGTACTCGTATTTATCGAGCGATTTACGCGTCTCGCACGATTTACATACGATTTCATAACGGACTTCTGGCGAGTCGTTAAAGATATAACTGTCGACTATCCGCATGTCTACGAGGAACCACTCGTGAAAGCAGATCGGTTTTGGCGGCTTTTGTGTACGTTTAAACATCCAGCGTAGCATCGGCAGACACCTCCCTCTCGATCATCGCTAATACCCGCTCATACACGTAAGCCTCCGCGTGCATCCGGCTGACCGTTTCGGATTCGTCAAAATAACACGGCCCATTTCTTCGGTCAATTCGCGTATCTAACATAGAAATCTTAGATTCAAGCGCGGTCACAAGTTGCGTTAGTTTTTCCTCAGCCGCGATCGCTCTACGTATCGATTCCGGCCATCCTTCGCGTGATTCTGCGATGAACTCTTCGTCTTCACACGCGATGCCTACGTAAGCTAACTCGCTTCCTCTGGCGTAGAAAATATCGTAATTATTAGAGGTTACGGGCCGCTCATCATTGCCGGATACAAACCACGGCCCCGGTGAAGCTGCGTTACATAATGCAAGATCCGCCTGCAGATCCCGTTTAGTTTCCGTTGTCATCTCGTTGACACCTTCGTAGTATAAGTGGACTAGCGCGTTTCTTTCAAAGCGCAAATTCGGCGATTTTGGAAAAATAATCTGCGTGACATCTGCGCATTTCAGATCAGATTCCGCCAAACTGGCGAGTGAGCTGACGCTGATCTGCGTTATGTTGCAGTTTTTACTGCAATGCTCCGTTTTTCTCCGTATTCCTAGTTTTTACGTAGAATTACGAAATCACTCCGCCAATCCCTACGTAAATATATCCCGCAGCGAAAACCGGCCAGAATATTGCGCACAACACGAACTCTCCGAGCTTCATCGAAAACCAGCCCCACGTAATAAGCGCGGTCAGAAGTCCGAGAGCGAAGTATACTATGGCTATTCGCGTTACCACTCGCTCAACCTTCGCCATCATCACGCGTTCACTCCTTCGATCTTGACACCGACCGCATCTAGTGCACGCTCAATCCCGTCAGCGTACGCTTTATCTTCATATGCGTTATCGTATCGTCCCATTCCGGTTCTGTGTGTGATGTAATCGCTTGTGAGCTCGCGCTTTATCCGCGCCATTCTCTGCTCCTCCGTCAACTCCCGTTCATACCCGTTAACCAGCGCGGCCAGCAACGTGTCGAACGGGATAGACGTTAGAACGTCGGTGTGTACCGGAAGCAGCGTGTGACCTTGCGCTACACGCGTCATTTCCTGATTTGTTACGCCAGCTTTGCGCATGTTCTCGATCAATTCCGCAATCTCTGCGGGAATTACCGGTTTATTTACGTTACTCATCTGCGTCACCTTCTCCGTTTTGTTTACGATAATATTCGATGATATCGTCGATTGTTTCGAATGTTGGTACGTTGTTCATTTCCGTTAATCCTCCGTTTAATATCGTTTCTCACGTTGTCTATCGTAATTATTCCGTTAGTAAGCAAGCTCCATCGGCTCGAATACGATTGGAACCGGCTTAGCTGCGATGTTTCTTCCGATTCGATTGCGCGGATAATTTCGATGTCCGTATCGTTAAATCCGTGGCTACGGAAATAATCGGATTCCTCGCGTTCGATTCGCGCCAGGAACGCTTCCGCGCGCCTCCGCTCTTCCAGCGTTGGGTGGAACGTTCGGCGGAAATTCGTGAACATAGCGTCACTACTCACGCGACCACTCCCGCTTCCTCCAAGTATTTTTCGTAAGCTTCCCGCGCTCTCTTCGCATGGGAAATCGAAGCACCTACCCGGATTGCCTCCGCTACAAACTCGCGTTCTTCGTCTCCAGCGGGAAGACCTTGCGACCACAGGCGCCAATGTACGAGTTCGTGGAGGAGATTAGCTTCGATTTCCTCCGGAGTTAAATCTGCATTTGTTGGCGCTGACATACGGATTTCCTGTAGTGAGGTGTCCGATCTACTGAACATGAATAGCGCCTGTGTTTGTTTCCATCGATACCTTAATAAGCGCAAAGTTCCCGTATAATCCACGCCCCAATGGAGCTGCGCAAGTTCATTTGCGCGTTTGAGTAAGCGTTCCTGTTCCGCAAGTAACTCCACTTTCTTCATATCACGGCCACCTCCGTTTTAATATCGTCCTGCCGTACCCACACGCGCCACCATCCTATCAAACGCGTCAGATATTTCGCTTGTTAACTTCGCTCTCTCATCCGATTTGGCGCGCTCCTTAACTAATTCCAATGCGATTGCTTTTCCGATATCTGCAAGCCTAATCGCGGTACGAATCGGAACCGTTGTCACTCCGTTTTCCGAGGCATCGATTAATTCCGCGTAATTCTCCTGCATACCCTCGTAAATCATACGTGCTTCATTTCCATTACTCATACGTTAGCCCTCCCGTAATTTAACCGTGATATTAGCGTCTTAGCTTCGCACCCTACCGAATACCCTCCGCCTACCTCTACGCGCCTAATTTGACGCTAAATTCAGGCGCTAAGCCAGCGTTAACAGCCGCGATAATCTCCGCCGTCGCATATCGGATCGCTGCGCCGAGTTCCGTCAAGTTCTCCGCGTTATACTCGGTTGCCGTCCGCATCCTCACGCTATCGATAAGCGCGGTCAGACCTGCGGTCGTTAGCGGATAATATGCGATTTCGTCCCAACGTTCGCGGATCACGGGAGCCGGTTGATCGGGCTCCCTTTTATATCCGGGCGCTTTCGTAGGGTCAACGAGTTTGCGCTGTAGAACGACGAAGTTATTAGCGTCCGATTTGAGCGCGTAATTTGCCGTGATTTTAACGTGGTTTAACATGCGGAAACACCTCCGGTATATTTGTGACTAGCGACGCGTAATCGACGTAAATCCACGCGATTATTGCGGTAATTGCAAGGAGATAAACGATGAGGATTGCGACGAGTAAGCGGTTAGGGCGAATCATAAGCGACCGTCCTTTAGCGGATCAATTCGGATGATGCGCGGCTTGTGTTCCGCTTTCCTCGCGTAATCTACGCAATTTCCGGTTCCGCCTTTTGTTCCGTCCCATACCGCGATTACAAGCGATGAGTTATCGACCATCCACGCGTTGAGCTTCTGCATCTTCCACGCGGCATAACCCGGTTCACATACGTACTCAACCGCGTCAGCTTGCGCCAGTATATCGTGCCAACGATCTTGCGAGGTGTCCGGCCACATGCGTTCCTGTCCTTCGAATGGGACTGCGGCGATTAGGCGGATACCGTAACGCGGAAACTGTTCGCGCTTCTTTAGAACGAGTTCCGCCGCAATCATATCTACGCCGAGTGCCGTTCCGGAAATGAACGTTGTGATGTCGAGCGAATCTAATGCGTAGTCGATGGCGCTTTCTAAGCGGGTTTTTACGTCGGCCATAATCGCGTTGCTTTCGTTGTAGCCGCCGAGTTTGTTCGGGCGGTGGCCGGTGAAGCATGCGGTAAGGCTGCGGTTAGACATAACGTGATTCCTCCGTTTCTTTTATAAGTGCGTATATGCTCGCGATTCACTTCGTTCATACTCGCCGTCGCCTTTGGCTCCGTATCATGTTTACCGCGCGGGTAAAAGTGTTCTTATCTACTTCGTCCCGCGCAGTTTAGTTTGCGGTAGCAAAATCAACTAAGCGGTAATGTTTTGTTTCTCTTTTACATCTTTCTCTTTTAAAACCTTTCTATCTTTACAGTCTGCCCTAGGCATACTTCCGGTGGTATGTCTTAGGCATACTTACCTTAGTCGGTCTCAGGCATACTTACTATCCCGTACGCTTCCTCCGCGCCGCATAGACGCTGATATCCGGAATCACCTCCGCCCCGTCCTCGTCGACCACGTATCCATTATCGGAGACACGCGGGCAGTATGACGGGAAATACCACTTGAACTTACGCGTACTCTCCCACCTCGTAGCCGTCCGTATAATCCCGTTAGCTTCGAGTATGTCCGCGAGATACTTGATGCGATTACGCTCGATCCGCAGTGTTCCCGTCAACGTATCGTACGAGATGAAGCACGCGCCGAATCGATCGTTTACCGTTCCATCTGCGCGGAGATAGTTGCCGTCGATGTATGACTGCAGCGTAAAATAGAACGAATAGATATCGCGGATCTCCGGTTTGCGTTGGCGAGAGCCTGCGTATGCCACGTCGTAAACCTCACGTATGATGCGCGGAAATACCTTGCGGACTAGCTCGCGGTTATACACTTCGAATCCGCTAGGCGCATCGAGTAGCGTCTGCTTATCGTTAGGTAATGGCGTGCTCATGCTGCGACCTCCTTTCGCGTAATATCGTTGTTAAGCGTTGTATTTCCGAAGTCTACAGCTATCGGAAACGGTAATCCCGTCTGTTCGCGCCATATTTCTAGCGATGACTTTTTGTATCCGTAGCGTTCGTTATCCACCGCAATCTGTTCGACTGTGCGCGGATTATCGAAGCACCAATACGTGAATCTGCGGAACTCTTCCGGAGTCAAACCGTTCTGAGACGCGAGTTTGCCGACTAGCGCGTCGAAACGAGATTGATCGAGTTCGAAGCGTTGCCTGTTCGCTTCGAACCATTCGAAAGGGTTAGAAGTACCCATTGACGTGTTGAGCGCGTTAATTAGCGGATATACGTTCCCAGGAACATTACCGCCATGACCCGCGTTAAACGGAATCCAATGCTCCATAGTGACTCCATACAACACCGAGGTAAGCGCGCACCGTTTATCGAACATGAATAGTACGTCAAACCACCCACGTGAAGTCAGTGTGTCTGGAAGTTCCTTAACGCGAGACTTTCTTTTGTGGGCGTGAGCCTGAACGCGTTCTTTGTTCTCTCGCTTCCAGTGACCGTCGACTGCTTTCTTACGGTCCTGATTTTCTTCTCTCCACCTAGCAGCCCTAATTGATCCGCAGACCTTGCAATAGGACATTACGCCTCCCTTACCAGAGTCACTTGGAGTGTAGTTTGAGAGTTGCTTTAACTCACCACAGTCACTGCACCGTTTGGCCATTGTGGTAACTCCGTTAACTGCAATCTCTTCGAGTTGATATCTACGAATAAAGTGGTAATCACGTCCTTCGCGTTTAGCCCGAATTACCCTACGAGTCAAGTCGTCTATAGAACGGCACAGTGCACAAGAAGCGTCCCGTCCGCCAATTCCATTTGCTTTAACGCGAAAAGCTGATAGTGCTTTAGTTTCGTGGCATTTCGTACACACTTTCGCATCAACCCCAACGCCGTCTACCATAATCTTAACGATCTCAGCGCGTTTCCCTTTCGCCATGTCTCCGTCTCCTTTCCGATTTGCTTCATGTATTATATAAGGACACGAATTACGCAGATTGGGACATCGCAACAAAAAAATAACGCACGCCTCAAAAGAGACATGCGTTAATGTTTATCGTTTTAATTTCGTATTACGTTTCGCCTTAGGCTTCGAAAGTAATCGGTCGATTGGACTGGCTTTGGCGTGCTCGGCTTTCAGATCGTTGTTTACTAAGGACACGTATCTGCGCGTCATCTCCATGGAGGAATGTCCTAAGGACTTCTGTACTGCGAAAGAACTGGCCCCGTTACGCAAGAACTCTAAGGCGAACACGTGCCGAAGGTCATACGGACGAACATGCACGCCTATCTTCTTACAATATATCTCCATGCGGTCACCCCAGGTATGCCTATTCAACGGACGTCCCTCGTACGAACAAAATATCGGAGTATCTTCATCCCACTCGTCGTCCCTGACGGAGATTAGTTTCCGCATGGACTTCGTAGTCATATCAGATAGCGGCAATGTACGCGCACTACGATTCTTTGCGACGTCCGCCGGAATATGAACTTCCTTTAGAGATAACTTAAAATCCTGCGGTATTAAGCTCAACGCCTCCGACGGACGTATGCCGGTGTCTAGCGTAAGTACGATTAACGTGAAGTCGCGAAGTCCTACAAACGTCCGCTGATCCGGCGCCGCGAGCAACGCCTTTAACACGTCGGTTTCGACCGCCACCGCTCGATTACCGGTCTTCCTTTTCTTCGTATGTTCCAGCGGATTTACCGATAGATACCCTTCGCTTATGCAGTATTTAAAGAATGCGCGGATATACACAAGGCGGTTATTAAACGTAGCCGGCGCCATCTCTCCGGAGAAATGTCCGAAGCACGCGTCTTTAAGCGAAGCCTCCGTATCCCATGCGTTAGGATACCGTTTAAATAGCAGCTCTACCGCGTTCGTATAGTCCGTTAAAGTTTGCTCGCCCACCCCGTCGTCTAATCGCTTATGCGCCAGAAAATCCGCCAATACCTCACGCCATCCCGGACGCGCACTTCCGTAACTCTTTTTAATTTCGCGTAATCGCGCCAAAACAAAAAGCACCCCTCTCCGTCTTGTGAACGGTGGGATGCTTCGTTGTGTTTGCGTGGCTCCTGTGTACCTGCGGATTACTCCGAGACAAGTACGCAGGACCCAACGCTTTTTGACGCTCATTTAACGCTGTGTTTGCGGGCTAAACCGCATGGATGCCGAGGACCGGGATCGAACCGGTACGGTAGTCACCTACCGCAGGATTTTAAGTCCTGTGCGTCTGCCAATTCCGCCACCCCGGCATGATTATGTATTTCTCAATCAAATGTGGCGACAAGAAATATCTTATCATGTATTTTATTATTATGCAACACTTTTTTAAAAAAATATTTTAGAAATGAAACAGGCACCACCAGCGTAAGCCGGCAGTGCCTAGAAAGGTCGAGTTGCGGTCTCGAACTTTCTTATAAACCATCTATATTAAGGGAGGTGTAAGGTAAGAATACCTCCCCAACATTAAAGAAACCTAAAATCAGGATTAAATTAAGCTAAAAAAGAAAATAAGCTCACATTTA